ATGGGTAAGGCTGGTTCGGCTGCGAATATGGCAATCAAGGGCGCTGGTTATGGCGCTGTAGCAGGTGCGGGCGCGGGCACACGTTTACTCGTGGACGAAATTGATCCTGGGCCGGTGAACGACTTTTGTCACAACGACTTTCATGTGAACATTGGCGTGAGACCATCGGGCGATTCAGCGTTTAAGCCCTGAAACTCACCGCTTGCACCTACGGCTGAAATCCAGGCATACTGCGCGCCATTCAAGTAGGAGAACTACCATGGCTGGACGACCCCGTAAGCCGACTGCGGTGCAGGAACTGAAGGGCGCCGACAGGAAACCCTCGCGCTGGCTACGCCAAGGGAGAGATAAAGAGCCCCAACCTCTCGGCCCTTTGACATTCGAACCCCCCGTTCACCTCACGGAACTGCAGAAAGAGGCGTATCAACACCTAGTCGAGAACGCTCATCCCAAGGTTCTCTGTCAAGCAGACTCAGCCATCGTCGAAATGGGGGCTGTTTTGCTCGCCCGGTTCCGGTCTGAACTGGATGAGTTCCCCATGAGCAAATTCAAGCCACTGATCTCGATTCTGGATCGGCTTGGCATGACCCCGTCGGCCCGCTCCAAGGTGCAGGCGATGCCGGACAACGAGGACCCGGATGGCGACCTCAAAGAATTCCACTAAGAAGACGGAGGAGCCTAGCACGGGCTCCGAAGTCCGCCCGTTACCGGAAGGCTACCGGGGTCCTGATCACGCAAGCATGGCCGCGCAGTATGCGGCCGATGTGATCTCTGGGCTTACGCCTGCTGGCCCGTGGGTAGTGAAGGCGGCGCAACGCCACCTGAGGGACTTGGAGAAGTCGAAGACCGATCCCAAGTACCCGTACTACTTCAACGATCAGGACGGCGCGAAGGTTTGCCGCTTCATTGAGAAGCTGCCGCATACCAAGGGCGAATGGGCACGCAACAAAGAGATTATTGTCCTCCAGCCGTGGCAATGCTTCCTGATCGTAGTCCTGTTTGGCTGGAAGAAGCGGAAGAATCACAAGCGGCGGTTCCGCGCAGCCTACTGGGAGATCCCCCGGAAGAACGGCAAGTCGATTCTGGGCGCCGGGATCGGGCTCTACATGCTGCTGGCGGACGGGGAGTTCGGGGCGGAAGTCTACTCCGGCGCTACCACTGAGAAGCAGGCGTGGGAAGTGTTCAAGCCCGCCAAGATCATGATGGAGCGCACGCCCCGGATTGCCGAGTATTTCGGAGTCGATGTCTGGTCCAAGGTGCTGGTAGTCAACAAGAAGGGCAGCAAATTCGAGCCGCTGATCGGCAACCCCGGTGACGGTGCCTCGCCTAGCTGCGCAATCGTTGACGAGTACCACGAACACGACACCCCGGCCCTGTATAACACGATGGAAACAGGTATGGGCGCGCGTACGCAGCCGCTCATGCTAGTGATCACGACCGCTGGCTACAACTTGGCGAGCCCGTGCCACGACAAACATGATGAAGTCGCCAAGATACTCGACAACATCGTGGAAAATGACGAACTTTTCGGGTGCATCTTCGGCATCGAAGACAAAGACGACTGGGCTGACCCGAAGATTTTGATCAAGGCGAACCCGAATTACGGCGTCTCGGTTGACGAGGACTTCCTGCTGAGCCAGCAGCGGCAGGCTATTCTCAACCCCATCGATCAAAACAAGTTCAAAACGAAGCACTTGAACGTCTGGTGCGCCGTGCTGAACTCGATGTTCAACATGCAGCAGTGGCTTATCGCTGCCGACAATCAGCTTTCTGAAGACGAATTGATCGGGGACAAGACCGCGGACCGCTGGATCGCTATTGACCTTGCGAGCAAGATTGACTTGTGTACCGAGCAAAAGCTATACCGCAAGCTGATTGGGGGCAAACCTCACTACTACGTGTTCGGCCGGTACTGGTTGCCGGAAGAAACCATTGACGAGCCGGGTCCGAACATGGCCCACTACAAGAAGTGGGTCAACCAAGGGTACCTGATCCAGACCGATGGCGCGACCGTAGACTTTGAGATGATTACGAAGCAGGTGATCGCAGACGCCAAAAAGATCAACGCCTTGGAGGTAGTTTACGACCCTTTTAACGCCACACAGATGGCGCAAGACCTCCTTGCAGAGGGAATAAAGAATGTGGTAGAGTTCTTGCAGCAGCCACAGAATTTTGCCCTGCCGATTGATGAAATGCAGTCGGCAATGAAAGACGGTAGGTTCCACCACGACGGAAACCCGGTCACTGCGTGGTGTATGGCCAACGTAGTCGCAAGGCCCACGAAGAAGGGTCTCTCGGCTCCGATGAAGATGAAGCCTCACCAGAAAATCGACGGCGCGGTCGCAATCATAATGGGCGTTGCCCGTGCGATCGCGGTGAAAGAGAAGAAGCAGTACCAGTCCTTCACCGTTGGCTGATCTACAGGAGACCTACCAACATGAAACGTGCATACAGCCTCTTCGAGATCAAGGGCATCGAAGAAGATCTCGGGATCATCGAGGGCATTGCAAGCACGCCCACGACCGATCGCATGGGCGACGTCGTCGACCCCAAGGGTGCGCAGTTCAAGCTGCCCATCCCGCTGCTCTGGCAGCACAACTCCCGCGAGCCCATCGGCCACGTGATCGCCGCCAAGGTGACCGAGGCCGGTATCTCCATCAAGGCCCAGATCATGAAGGGCGTCCTGCCCGAGATCGACCGGGCCTGGACCCTGATCAAGAGCGGCCTCGTTCGCGGCCTCTCCATTGGCTTCCAACCCATCGAGTCCGCGGACATCAAGGGTACGTGGGGCCAGCACTTTACGAAGTGGGACTGGCTGGAACTGAGTGCCGTTACGATCCCGGCCAACTCGGAAGCCAGTATCCAAACCGTGAAATCGATCGACGAAGAGTTCATGCGCGCCGCGCTCGGCAATGCGCAGAAGGGTCTCCGTCTGAACGACCCGCCCGGCGCTTCGGGCAACAAGGCAGTATCTACTCCCAACTTGAAAGGAAAAGAGATGAAGATCAAGGAGCAGATCGCCGGCTTCGAGTCGAAGCGCTCGGCGACGATCGCGGCCATGGCCGCACTGATGGAGAAGGCCGAGGGCTCGTCCCTGGATGCCTCCCAGCAAGAGCAATACGATACGATGGACACCGAGGTCAAGACGATCGACGGCCACCTGACCCGCCTGAAGAGTCTCGAGGCGCTGATGGGCGAGAAGGCCACCCCGGTCGCCGAAGACAAGTCCGACGCGCCGACGCAGAAGGCCGCCGACAAGCCGATGGTCATCCGTCCGGGCGACGCCCAGATGAAGCCGGTCGACAACCGCAAGGGCATCGGCTTCACGCGCTTCTGCGCCGCGCTCGCGCTGGCCAAGGGCAACGTGTCGCAAGCCGCGGAGATCGCGGTCAAGTGGAAGGACACGTCGCCGGAAGTCCTGAACGTCCTGAAGTACGCCGGTCAGCGCGGCGGCACCCTCGGCCTCGCCGAAGACGCCATCCAGCGCAAGACGGCCATCGCGGCGGGTGACACGACCACGACGGCGTGGGCGGCTCCGCTGGTCCAGTACGACAACATGGCCAGCGAATTCGTCGAGTACCTCCGTCCGCAGACGATCATCGGCAAGCTGACCGGCCTCCGCCGGGTTCCGTTCAACATCCGGTTCCCGTCGCAGTCCGCCGGTTCGTCGGTGGGTTGGGTCGGCCAAGGTCTGCCGAAGAAGGTCAGCAAGCTCACGCTCGCGACCAACACGCTCGGCTTCGCCAAGGCAGCGGGTATCGTGGTCATCACCAAGGAACTGGCGATGTTCTCGTCGCCGTCCGCGGAAACCCTCGTGCGCGACGACCTCGCGTCTGCGATGATCGCGTTCCTCGACCAGCAGTTCATCGATCCGGGCGTCGCTGCCTCCGCGAACGTCTCGCCGGCCTCGATCACCAACGGTCTGACCTCGCAGAACCAAGCGACGGGCACGACGCTGGCCACGTTCGAAGCCGACGTCGCGACCGCGATGGCGGTGCTGATCGCGGGCGAAATCCCGTTCACCTCGGCCGTGTGGGTCACCGACCCGTACACCGCGATGAAGATCGGCATGCTGCGGACCTCCAACGGCGACTACGCCTATCCGGGCGTCGGCGTCAACGGCGGCACGCTGTTCGGCATCCCGCTGATCACGTCGAACGGCATCCCGCACTCGGTGTCGGCCGGCTCGATCGTGGCCCTGTTCTCGCAGCCGGACATCTTCCTGGCGGACGAGGGCGGGCTCGAGGTCGATGCCTCCGATCAGGCGTCCATCGAAATGAACGACGCGCCCACGGGCGGTGCAACGTCGCTCACGTCGCTCTGGCAGAACAACCTGATCGGCATCCGCTGCGAGCGCGTGATCAACTGGCAGCGTCGCCGTACCGCCGCCGTCACGTACATCGACAACCTGCACCTGTAACCGCACTCGTACTGCCCGCTGTGACCCAAGCCCTCCCGGTGCAACGCCGGGAGGGTTTTGTGGTAGATGCCTAGCCCTCTTGCCCAAGGGAACTAATGTGAAACTTTTCGGCTTCGACATTTCCCGTGCTCGCAAGAAAGAAATGTCTGCGGTGCGGGGCAATTCTTCCATGGGGTGGTTCGGCCCGCTGATCGAGCCGTTCGCCGGAGCTTGGCAAAAGAACATCATCCCGGAGCGCCGCGAGAACCTCGTGGCGTTTTCGGCTGTGTACGCCTGCATCTCCCTGATCGCAGAAGACATCGCGAAGCTCTGCCTGGAATTGGTGGAGGAAGACGACACGGGAGTGTGTACCCCGGTCGAGCGGAACTCCCCGTACGCGGCGGTGCTGCGCAAGCCCAACGACTACCAGACGACGATCCAATTCATTACCCTGTGGCTGATCATGCGCCTGATGTACGGCAACGCGTACATCCTCATGCAGCGTGACAGCCGCCGTATCGTCACCAAGATGTACGTGCTGGACTCCCGCAAGGTCACTCCGCTGGTGGCGGAAGATGGTTCGGTGTTCTACCAACTGAACCAGGATCTTCTGAACGACCTTCCGCGGCAGATCACGGTGCCCGGTAGCGAGATCATGCACGACCGAGGCCCCACGCTGTTCCACCCGCTCATCGGCGTATCCCCGATGTTCGCGTGCGCGGCATCGGCGACCCAAGGCATCCGCATCCAGTACAACTCGGCTACGTTCTTCGAGAACATGTCGCGGCCTTCTGGCCACCTGACTTCCGAAGGCACGATCGACGACGTTACGGCCGACCGGCTGAAGCGTGAATTCGAGCAGAACTTCGGCGGGCGCAATCTGGGCAAGCTGTTCGTAAGCGGCGACGGCCTCAAGTACGAAGCCATCACGATCGCGGCGGAAGACGCCCAACTGATCGAGCAACTCCGCTGGACCATCGAAGACGTTGCGCGGTGCTTCCGCGTGCCGCTGCACAAGATCGCGAGCGGGGCCAACCCCACGTTCAACAACGTGTCCGCGATGAACCAGGACTACTACTCGCAGACGCTGCAATACTACATCGAGTCCATCGAGGAACTACTGGAAGACGGTCTGGGCCTCAACAACGTCCGGGATCACGACTACAGCGTTGAATTTGATCTCGAGGGGTTGCTGCGCATGGACCCGATCGGGCGGGCGGAAGCGAATGCCAAAGCGATCGGCGCGGGCTACCTCAAGCCCAACGAGGCGCGTAAGCGCGAGAACCTCAAGCCGGTCGACGGCGGGGATACTCCGTACCTACAGCAGCAGAACTACTCCTTGGCGGCGCTTGCCAAGCGGGACGCCGGGGACCCCTTTGCGCCCGCGCCGGCCCCCGCGCCTGCGCCTGCCGCCGATCCGTCTCCGACACCGGCCCCACCGGCCAAGGCGTCCCTCCCGACGGACCCAATAGGCGTCCCGGAACTTAGCGAGTATGCCTTCAAAATGATCCGCATGGTCAACGCTCAGTTGGAGCTGGATCATGCCGACGCCTAACGCCCGACTGGACGCACTGGAAGACCTAGTTACTGAACTAGGCCAGCGGCAGGGCATCCAAGGGAAAGCCGGTGTTGAAGGCCCGATGGGACCGGCGGGCAAGGCCGGACCCGCCGGACCGCAAGGTATCCAAGGCCCCGCAGGCCCGAAGGGGGACCAAGGTGAACAAGGCCCGCGTGGCGAAACCGGCCCCGCAGGCCCGAAGGGCGACAAAGGTGATAAAGGGGATCCGGGTCTGAAAGGTGACAAAGGCGACACGGGTGAGCGTGGCCCCCAAGGCGAACGCGGGCCTGCCGGTACTGCTGCGCCTACCTCCAAGGGTTGGCGCATGATTCCTGAACGTGATGCTGAAACCAACCTCATCCGCGAAGTATTGATCATTCCACTACCCTAGTGAGGACAAGATGCCCAAGGGAACCGCAACATGCAACAACTTTCTCAAGCTGCTCTACAACGCGACGGCTTGGGCTGACGTAGCCGAGAACGACTCGTCTGCGCCGATGACCCAGATCAGCGTCGCGCTGGCGACAGCGAGCTACTCTGGCGCGTCTACGCTGGCCAGCAACGAAGCCACGTACACGAACTACGCGCGGCAAGACGTCGTTCGCAGCACGAGCGGCTGGACGGCGGCGTCTGGCGGGCAAACGTCCAACGTAGCCGCGATCGAGTACCCGCAGTGCGGCGCGAGCGGCAATACGATCACGTCTGCGGCTACCGGCAAGGGTGGTGGCGGAGGCGCCGAAGTGTTCCACTACGGTGATCTGAACGCCAGCATCGCGGTGTCCAACCAGATTCAGCCGCGGTTCCCGGCTGGTGCCATCACGATCACCGAAAGCTGAGCATGTCGCTTCGCGATCGATTCCCCCCGCTGTACGAATGCTCCGTGTGCGGGGCATCTGTCAGCGTTACGCCGCAGGGTGAAGGGCAGGAGCCGAAGCTTGGCTGGAACTGCCCACACACGAACGCAGTGATCTGGGCCAACCGTAAGGTCACGCTGCGCGGCAAGGGCGACGTCAATGTGATCGTGCGGGCTCAACGCAAAATCACATTGACTGTGCGACAACTCCTGTCAGTCCTTACCGGGCGGAGCATCTAACGTGCTGACGCATCAACGTCTGTTCTCCGCCGCGGACGAAGGGCGCACTCTTTCCACTCCGTGGACGAAGAGCCCCTCAGTAATCACCGCTGCTGGGATCTACGTTGACCTGACGGTGTTCGGGCGGTACCCGGCTGCGAACTATTTCACAGACGGCACCCCGAATACGTTGCGCCCTTTGCGCCGTAGCGTGGACGGCGGCATGGACCACGGCGCGGACAAGGGCAGCACGTACCAGAAATATCTATCCGGTGTCACGGTTATGACTGTGACCGCAGGCGCGGTGCCAATGCTGATGCGGGTGATGGACTACATCGCATACTACCCGCTGATCGCCATGGAAGATGTGCAAGTCATGGTGAATACCGAAACGCTCCCCCGGTACACGACTGGCAGGGGCGTTCAGATCATGCTTGTGCAACAGTTTCCGTACACCGGCGGCGGCACTTGTCAGGTCACGTACACCAACTCCGACGGCGTCGCCGGGCGTTTGTCCCCGGTCATAACGATCAATACGCAGGTCGCTCTGGGTACGATTGCCACTTCCGCCCCGACCACGAGCGGGTGCCCGGGACTGTTCGTGCCGTTGGCACAAGGCGACGCCGGGGTACGTCAGATCGACAGTATACAATTCTTCACCGCAGACGCCGGGAACCTCGCTGCCGTGTTGGTGAAGCCTTTGGCCCCTCTGGCTAACTACACCAACACCGACCCGTCTGAATGGGAATTCTGGAAGCATCTGGGCTGGCTGGAACAAATCGAAGACGACGCGTACCTGTCAATGGTGTGCTTGCCCTCCGGCTCTATAACGGGGGCGATTATCGAAGGACAACTGCGAACCATGTGGGAGATCAAATAATGGGCGGCTTCACTGGACTGGACAACCGGCTCAACGCGATGTCGGCGCTCGGAAAGCGGTTCCAAGCACTGATGTCCAAGCAGTTCAACCCCACGGCTGCGGCGGTCGCGAACGAATGGCACACCTACTTCCGTGGGGGCGGCTACCCGCAGGCCGATGCCATCTTCGACGCGGGCACGAACCTGCTGTTTCAGTCGCTCACTGACCAGACTGCGAACGCTGGCAGTTTGTACCACGGTGGCGACGTAGGCGCGGCGGGTGACGATTACAAGATCCTCGAGACCGCCATGGCATGCACGGCGGCGGGTACGGTCGTGCCCCATTGGATCCAACTGATCGACGTACTCGGGTTCGTACGCGTCACGTCGATCACGACCGCCACCGCGCAAACGGTGATCTGGCCGTACAACGACGGCACGGCTACAGGCGGCGGAGAAGCGACTACGTTCTCGTCTTCGTCTGGTCTCTTGGGCACGTATACGAACGACATCCAGAGCCTCTCAAAGGTACGCTTCCGCAACTCTGGCGGCGCGTTGCCGACCGGCTTGGTTGCTGGAACGGATTATTACACGATCCGGGTTTCTGCAACGACTTCCCGGTTCGCAACCTCGCGTGCCAATGCAATCGCAGGAACCGCAATCACGTTTACCGATGCGGGTACCGGCACCAACGTCATCGACGTTCGCTTGCCGCGCTACAGCGACGGCGTGGGTGTGCAGGCGATGTTCTTCAACCCGAGCGCGACGGCTCTGGGCGCGGGCACGCCTGCCCTGACCTTGGGCTACCAGAGCGGCGCAGGGACGACCGGGCGGGCTACCCCGACCACTCCGAGCGCTCCAGTCGGGAAGACGGCGGCTACCGCATCCCACATCCTCTACACGGGTGCGACTGGCGCAGGCAAGTTCGGGCCTGCGGTGCCGTTGCAAGGTGTGGACAGCGGGATCCGCACGATTCAGAACATCCGGAACAACGCAACGTATACGTCAGGCATGTATACGGTCGCGTTGTTCAAGCCTCTGGGGGAACCGATCCCGTTGCAAGTTCTGGGCCAAGCGGTTCCGTGGCGGTTCGATGGCGGCATCCGGGTGTACGACGGCGCCGCCATCTACGCGATCGGCAAGAGCGGGGTGGCCACTCCGGCTAACTCACTGATCGAAGTCAACCTGAACTTCGGCTGGACCTAATGCTTCTCAATAACTTCTTCCGCGGGTACTTCGACGGGACTGTCGAGGGGAGCGCGCATGCGTTGCTCCCCGGACAGTGGGACTCGTATCGACAGTTCCAGAAGTTCATTGAGCAGGATATGGCGTCGGCTGTCTTGCAGACGGCAGCCAACCCGCCCGGGAGCTACCTGACGAACACGTATGCCCCTCCGATCATTGTTGGTGAGATGGCATTCCGACCGGATGGGTTGGGTACGATGACATCTGGCTTGATCCCGACTCGGGCCATGGCGGTAAATTTGACCGGGGCCGGTACCATGAGCGCAACTGCTGCGCTGGTCATCTCAATGTTGTTGGCGCTCGCCGGGTCTGGGTCAATCAGCGCTACGATTCAAGGCCGCTTGAACGCCTCCGCGGCGCTGACCGGCTCTGGTGGACTTGATGCCGCCATGGAAGGTCTCGCGGATATGGTGGTTGAGTTGCTCGGGATGGGCGACCTGGACGCGACCATCGCTGCCTACGGCAACATGGCTATCGATCTGGTGGTGACAGGCACGGGCTTGACCACGGGCAACGTCGCGGAAGCGGTATGGGGCGCATTGGCATCGGCCAACAACGACTCGAATACGATGGGCGCCAAGCTCAACTCCGCAGCCAGCGGTGGCGTTGATTTGAACGCGCTCGCGCAAGCGGTATGGGAGTATGCGACCCGAGGTCTGACCGAGTCTTCTCTGACCACTGAGCAGGCGACCCAACTCCTGGAAGTGTTCAAGATGCACGGCTTGGATCCGGCTGCTCCGTTGGTCGTTACGACTACCGCCCGCACCGCCGGAGATATCACACAAAGTATCAACGACAATGGAGCGGGCACCGTGACTGTGACCCGTACCGACTAATGCTCAGCCCTCGCTCTATCGCAGTTCAAGGCTTTGGGTTCACGCCCTCGGCTGTGGCCGTTCAGGGGTTTGCCGCTGTTGGCGTAGTGGTGCCCCCTGAAGAAGAGCAGCCTATCTCGTCTAGCTTTGGGTACGCTAGGCCGCGTCGCCGGATAGTAGTCCCGAGTTTCGTACAACTCCTCGAAGAAGACGAGTTACTACTTCTTTGTGCTGCGCAGCTACTCGCGGCTGAATTATTGTCTTAGAATGCACGGCAACCACTAACCGAGGGCCGACATGAATTACGAACAACTCCTGGAAAGCGTGACCACTGCGCTTGTAGGCTCGTTCAAGACCTACACGGACAAAGTGCGGTCGGCCATTACCGCTGAGTTCAAGTCCGAGGTGACCCGCCTCGACGCCCAACTGGAAGCCGTATCCAAGCAAGTCGGCCCCATCGGCCCGCAGGGCGAGCGTGGCGAACCCGGTGAGAAGGGCATGCCGGGCGAGGCTGGCCCCGCAGGCACTCCCGGCCCGCAGGGCGAGCGTGGCGAACCCGGTGAGAAGGGCATGCCGGGTGAGGTCGGACCCATTGGCCCCATCGGCCCCCAAGGTGAGCGTGGAGAGCCCGGCGAGAAGGGCATGCCCGGAGAGGTTGGACCCACTGGCCCGCAAGGCGAGAAGGGCATGCCGGGCGAAGTTGGCCCGGCGGGACCCATGGGGCCTCCGGGTGAGAAGGGCATGCAAGGCGACGCAGGCGAAGCCGGACCCGCAGGCCCGCAAGGAGAGAAGGGCATGCCGGGTGAGGCTGGCCCGGCTGGACCCGCAGGCCCGCAAGGCGAACGTGGCGAGAAGGGGGATAAGGGCGACGCAGGCGAAGCCGGACCCGCAGGCCCCCAAGGCGAGAAGGGCTTGGACGGCAAGGACGGTGCCATCGGCCCCCAAGGCGAGAAGGGTATGCCGGGGGATGCAGGCCCCATCGGCCCGGCTGGTCCGGAAGGCCCGCAGGGGCGCATGGGTCCGATCGGCCAGAAGGGCGAAGCTGGCCGCGATGCTGCCGAGATCGACCCCATCGACGTCAAGCTCGATCGTTCGTACCCCGCAGGCACATGGGCGCGGTTCCGCGGCGGACTGATCCGTGCGAGCCGTACGACTGACGCCCTCGGGGAAGACGGAAACGTGCTCGAGTGCGGCTGGAAGATTATGGTCAACGGTTTCAGCGCACCGAAGATCAAGGCCGAAGGGCGCACCATTACCGTGGAGGTTCAATCCACCGAAGGCGTGGTGCGCGAAGCTTTCAGCATGCCGGTGCTCTTGGACAAAGGCGTGTACGCCCAAGACACCGACTACGAAGCCGGTGATGTGGTGAGTTGGGGCGGTTCCATGTGGATCGCGCAGAGCAATACGAAGGAGAAGCCCGGTGCGACCGCAGCGTGGAGGCTGTCGGTGAAGCACGGACGTGACGGCAAAGACGGGGTCCTGAAGGAACCGTCCGCGCCGAAGATCATCTCGTTGAAGTAAGTCCGTAAACCGTAGTGACTAAAATGAACGGAGCATACCATGCTATTGAAGGCACTGAAGGACCTGCCGACGGCGGTTAACCTGATTCGCGCCGGAGACTTGTTCCACGAAACGAACGAGGAACGTGCGAATGAATGGATTGTCACCGGCTACGCGGAAGTCTACCGCTACCCGCCCAACGAGCCCAAGCCGGTCAACGCTGACCTTGCTTGGGAAGGCGCGACCGTAGTCATCCTGGCCAGCGGAGAGAGCCTTACGCTGGAGCAGTGCGCGATGGTGGGCCTGTGGCAAGACAACCCGTTCCACCGCGTCATCGTGATCAACACGACCTTCCGCCTCGCCCCGTGGGCGGACCTGCTGTACGCCTGTGACGGCAAGTGGTGGAACGCAGTGGACCCCACCACGAACATGAAGTACGCCGAAGAAGCGGCGCAGCACTTCAACAAAGACAATATGTGGACCCAAGACAAAGGGGCCGCGGACCTCTACGGCTTGCGATACATCAAGAGCCTGCGTAAGCAAGGTCTGAGCAAGGTCAAGGGGGTGATCCACCAAGGCGCGAATAGTGGCTTCCAAGCCATCAACCTAGCGTACCTCGCCGGAGCCCGTCGTTTCATCCTGCTCGGCTTCGACTGCAAGGGCAATCACTGGCACGGCAACCACCCCGGACCGATCAACACCGGCATGCCGCACGGCACCTGGAAGAAAGAGTTCCAGATCCTGGCCGCAGACCTCGAGAAAGAGAAAGTCGACGTTGTGAACTGCTCGCCGGGCACTGCCCTGCGCGCTTTCCGCACGGGCGACCTCGCCGAGGAGTTGCTCAAGTGATCGCAATGTGCGTAATCCGGCAAGACCCTCACTACCGGCGCGACGCTTTCTTGAACGGTCTGCGTCGAGCAGGCTACGTGCTGACTGATCACGGGCGCCCTTCTGGCCCCGAAGATCTGCTCGTGATCTGGAACCGATACGGGGCCAATGGTGCGATGGCCGACCGCTGGGAGCACAGTGGCGGCACGGTACTCGTCACGGAGAACGGGTACATCGGCAAGGACAAGGACGGTCACCAACTGTACGCAGTCGCGATCCACGGGCATAACGGTAGCGGACGCTGGCCCGTGGGCGACGAAGATAGGTTCACGCCGCTTGGCATCCCGCTCCAGCCTTGGGTGAACAGACCTGAAGGGTATTCGCTGATCTGTGGCCAACGGGGCATCGGTACCCGCCTCATGGCTAGCCCGCCGGACTGGCACAAGAAAGTCTACAATAGCCTGAGCGGACGGCAATTGAACGATCTTCGCATCCGCCTGCATCCCGGCAACAACGCTCCGACTATCTCGTTGGAGCAAGACCTTTCCGGGGCCAGTGACTGTGTCATCTGGTCGTCTTCGTCCGGGGTGAAAGCCCTCGTATCCGGCATCCCGGTACGGTACGATGCCCCCAAGTGGGTATGCTCTGGTGCCGCCCAGAAACTCACGTGGGATGGTCAAGCGAAGCTCCCGGTCGGCGATGATGCTGCCCGATTGGCGGCGCTCCACCAGATGTCGTGGGCGCAATGGAGCATCGCTGAACTCGAAACCGGCTACCCGTTCGTACGCATCCGCGAGCACATCCAGGCGGAGGCGCGATGATCTATGCCTACCCGGTAGCAGGCAAGGCGAAGTCGCTGGAGATCTGCAGGATGTTCGCGCATGGGTGTGGTGGCGAAGTCGTGCCGACCGCCCCGGCGCAACTGCGGGATGGCCCGGCGTTCTTCTACGGCGTTGACGATTCCAACTTGCACCTGTGGAAGCAGGTCAAGGAGGATCCGACCCGCGAATATTACTATTGTGACAATAGTTACTTCGACGAGGTTCGTCAGCAATATTTTCGGGTCACGCGCAACCGGCTACAACATTCAGGTGAAGGCAGTTCGGACTGCCTGCGATTCGAGCGCCTCGGCATTAAGATCAAGCCCCGCGTCAAGGGTTCGCATTTGGTCGTGTGCCCGCAGTCTGACCACTTCATGGAGAAGGTGGTCGGGTACCAAGGCTCGTGGACACAGCACACGATCGAAGACCTGAAGGTGGTGGCGGCAGACCGGCCCGTGCGCCTGCGCCTTTGGTCTCCGGCAAAAGACAAGCTAGCCGCCACGCTGCTGGAGGATCTCCGACACGCACACGCACTTGTAACGTGGTCCTCCGCGGCAGCGGTAACGGCGGTTTTGAACGGGGTGCCGGTGTTCTGTAGCGGGCAATGCGCAGCCGCCCCCGTGGCCAACCGGGATCTGGGAGCGCTAGCGTTCCCGTATTTCTTCGGTGACCGCTTTATCCACCATTGGGCGGGCGTTCTGGCTGACAATCAATGGACGCTCGACGAGATGTTCAATGGCAAGTGCTGGGAGGATCTTCACAAATGATGGAACATGACGTAACGTCGGGGCCTCTTACGCTCTGCCAAGTGTGCGGGTCTGACCACCTGAGCCCGATCATCGACTTGGGGCACCAACCACTCTGCGATGAACTACTCACATCCGACCAGCTCAACGGCCCGGAGATGACGTACCCGCTGCGCCTGATGCAGTGCAATGACTGCACGCTGGCGCAGTTGGACTATGTCGTACCCGGCGAAGAAGTGTACCCCCCGGAGTACCCGTACCGCGCGGGTATCTCGTGGACCGTGGTGGAAGCGCACCGCCAGATGGCGCAAGACATCGTACGGCGCTTCAAGCCCCGGTTCTGCGTCGACATCGGCAGCAACGACGGCACGTTGCTCAAGCAGTTCAAGAAACTTGGCTGCGAAGTGCTTGGCTTCGAGCCTACCAACATCGCGCAGTTGGCCGAAGAGGACGGGGTGCCTACCGTTCAAGCGTTCTTCAGTGAGGCTATCGCCGAAGAGGAAGTGGCCACCGGGCACAAGGCGGACGTCATCACGCTGACCAATGTGTTCGCGCACATGGCTATGCTCGGCATGGTGATGGACGGCATCACCTTCCTGCTGGACCGGGACGGGGTGCTGGTTATCGAGAACCATTACCTCCTCGATATCCTCGAACGCAATCAGTTTGACAGCATCTACCACGAGCACATCCGCACATACACGCTGAAGTCGTTGGTTACTCTGTTCAGCGCGTACCAACTCGAAGTGTTCGATGTGGAACGGGTACCCCGCTACGGCGGCAACATTCGGGTATTCGTGGGCTGGAAGGGGCGGCATAACGTCTGCCCTAGCGTTCGAGCACTGTTGGACCACGAAGACGCCTACAACTACGCCGCTGCGACCCTTCGATTCCAGCACAACGCGAAACACGCCCGCTATAGCTTCCGGCGGTTCCTGGATGGGGCCAATGGCACGATCGCAGGATGCTCCGCTCCGGGGCGCGCTTCCACCCTGCTCAATTACTTCGGGGTGCGCCGCGAAGTGGACCGGCTTACGTGGACCGGGGAGTTGAACAACTCCTTGAAGCTCGGCCGGTATTTGCCGGGTTCACACTTGGAGGTCGTGCCGAACACTCGCCTGATCGAAGAACAACCGGACTACATCGTGTTGCTGGCGTGGCACTACGCCAAGGAAATCAAGGAACGGCTGCGCCGAGAAGGGGTACGTGGGAAGCTCGTATCGCCCCTGCCCATTTTCCGCATCGACGAGGAAGCGTGATGTACGTCCCGTTTCTCAACCTCAGCAAGCAGAACAGCGTATACAAGCAAGACTTCGCGGCTGCTATGAACCGCGTATCTCAGAGTGCTACTACCATCCTTGGCCCTGAAGTTGAGATGTTCGAGTCTAGGTGGGCCGGGCACTGTGGCATGAAGTATTGCGTGGGTACGGGGAACGGGTACGACGCCATGCGCTTGATGCTGGAAGCTTTCGGCATCGGTCGGTATTGCCAAGTGATCGTAGCCAGCAATACTCATATCGCTACTTGGCTCGCGGTGCTGGCAGTAGGTGCGGAAGTCGTGGTGGCAGAGCCTAACCCCGATACGATGGTACTGGATGCTAGATCGGTTCAGCGAGTCCAGACCCGTCGGTGCCGCGCGGTGCTCGCGACGCCACTGTACGGCATTCCAGTGGATACATCCGAGATCGAGGCGGCTACGGGCTTGCCGGTGTTCCTGGATGCCGCTCAAGGCCACGGTCTGGTCGACATGGGCACCGCCGCCGCGTTCTCGTTCTACCCTACCAAGAACCTAGGCGGGCTAGGGGACGGCGGCGCGGTTGTCTGTAACGACCCGGACGCCACGGACACGATGTACCATCTGCGAAACTACGGCGCGAGGAAGCAGAACCACCACGAGATCGTAGGCTGTAATTCCCGCCTCGACGAATTGCAGGCGGCAGTGTTGAACGTGAAGCTGCGGGACCTTGGTTCCAACAACGCCCGTCGTAGTGAGATAGCCTCCTACTACGAAGCCTCGCTGTGCAACTCGTCGATCAGGTTGCCCCCGCTGGCCGGTGTGTTCCACCAATTCGTAGTCCGGCACATGCGACGTGATCAATTCCGCGCCAAGATGGCTGCGCGCGGCGTAGAGACTTTGATCCATTACCCGACGCCGCCTCATCTACAGCGTGCGATGCAACATCTTGGCTTTCGAGAAGGGGACTTCCCCATTGCGGAGGCGATATCGCGTGAGTGTCTGAGCTTACCCATCGGCCCGGAGCTTACTCACGACCAAGTAGACTACGTTGTCGAAGCCATTCGGGAGTGTGCATGACTGTTGAGATCTGTACCGTTTGGGCACCGCGTCCTGCGTCGGAGCAGTACCGCGCTGACTACCTGGACATGATGGACTACCAGAAGAAAAGTGCGGAACGGTTCGGCCACTTGCATACCGTGGTCACCGACGACTTCAGCCTCGGCTGGCGGTATAACACCCTCCCCGTTACTCTGCCCCAAGAAGTCATGCCCGCTATGATCGCTGGCGTGGTCGAGCGCCTATTGCGCCCGGTGACTAGCCACATCGTTTTCGTGGACGTTGATGTGCTGGTAGCCCGCCATCTGGGGGCCATATTCGACGGCACCTTTGATCTAGCATTGACGCACCGGCCGAATCCGGTAGCCCCGATCAACAACGGTGTGATGTATATGGACATGGTGGGGGCGCACAAGAGCTTGATCTTCTTTGAGCACGCGCTATCTATATGCGAACTGCATTGGGGCGGTGATCAGGAAGCGATTAGCCGCGCTGCTGCTCCTGTTCCCGATGAAGATTGCATAGAAGATCGCGAAGGATTTCGCCTACGGTTCATACCGCTGAGAAAATACGCGACCGTGCCCAAGGCGAGGGGCACGTACCACCGTGACGCTTTCTGCGTACACTTCAAGGGTGAGACCAAACAGTGGATGGCAGAGTACTGCCGCACGAACATTACGAAAGACTGACATGGGCCTCGGTGACTGGATCATGGCTACATCCCAGGTTCGTGAAATAAACGAGCGTACTGGGAACCCGGTCGTAGTAGTAGACCGGCTCAACCGGCCTAAGTGGTCAGAAGCGTTTGAGAATAACCCCCGCATATCGCGTAGCCACGCAGGAGGGGCTGAACGGCTTTTGAATGCTGGAGGAGCCCGCCCCTATATCCGCGCGAAGACTACGGAAAACTGGACATGGCGCAAGTGGGACATACACCCCGGCGAACTTTGGCTCAACGATCAAGAACGACAGTTCGGGCGGGCCTACGATGGCTGCATCGTCATCGAACCTACGACCAAAGACCCCAAGAGCAATAAGGCGTGGCTACCTGACCGCTGGCAAGCCCTCGTGAACCGATTCCCGGCAGGCACTTTCGTCCAAATGGGGCCGGATGGGTCCAGACCATTGGCCGGTGTTACCTATGTCCAGACCACCGTGCGGCAGGCGTTCGGCCTGCTGGCCGCAGCCCGAGGGTTTGTGGGCACCGAAGGCGCGTTGCACCATGCCGCCGCCGCGTTGAAGACTCCGGCGGTAGTGCTGTGGTCCGAGTTCATCTCCCCGGTCTTTACCGGGTACGAGGGGCAAACGAACATCCGGCATGCGCGAACAGTGTGCGGTAAGCGGGTGCCTTGTGAAACTTGCCGCGAGTCTATGGAGCTGATCACCGTAGACGAAGTCGAAGCAGCCGTCCGGAGCCTATGATGGCGCTCACACCTTTCGCGTTCAAGCTAGTCGCACCGCACATCCGGGGCAAGGTTTTGACTTTTGGCTACCCGGACATTCTGATGACCGCCGCGGAAGCCAGCGCAGTCATCGGGAAGCCCTTGGTCAAAGGCACGACCTACGGGGCCGCGCACAAGCGGGACATCACGCTGGCGGATACTCAAGAAGTGTTCGAGGCATGCGGCGCGCAACTGACTTGTCTGGACTTGTTCCGTACCCGCGACGCGGAGCAAGTGGTAGACCTCAACTACCCGGTGAATTTTGGCCTGCACGATCTAGTGATCGACGCCGGGACCATCGAGCATTGCGCCAACATCGGCCAAGCTTTGATGAATGCTGCGAGCGCGGTAGCCGTGGGCGGCTACGTTTTCCACGGGCCTCCGCTTACCATGCTCAACCATGGTTTCTACAATGTCTCGCCTACCCTTCTGGTTGACTTCTACGAACAGAACGGCTGGCAAATGGAACACCTGTCTGGTCACTCTGCGCAACCGCCGTACTCACCTGTAGACGTCACCCCACATACCCGGTTCACCGCCCCTAACGGCGTCGCTATGTATTTTCTGGCCAAGCGAATTTCTGCTGCTCCGTTGTCTTGGCCCGTTCAGTGGAAGTACTTACCTAAAGAGAGCTAACTATGATCGAGCATCAAGGAGTGTTCCTGCCGGATGGCGAAACCCACCTGACCAAGTGGATGACGGACAACGGGGAGATGGTGGACGGCAAGGGCACGTACCAGATCAAGAAGCTGCGCGTGGCTCTCAGCCACTGCCCGCGCTTCCGTACCGCGATCGACGTCGGCGGGCACGTTGGCCTCTGGGCCATGCAACTCGCCAAGAAGTTCCAGGCCGTGCATGCGTTCGAGCCGGTTGACGCACACCGCGAGTGCTTCGTGCGCAATCTGGAAGACTTCCAGAACGTCACCCTGCATGCGGCGGCGCTCGGGGAGCAGGAAGGCAGTGTGCGTATCGAGACCGCGCCCACTAGCTCTGGAGACAGCCGTGTGGGTGGCGACGGGAGCATACCCCTGCGTACCATGGATTCGTACAACCTCGTCGACGTCGACTTCATCAAGCTGGACTGCGAGGGCTACGAGTACTTCGCGCTGAAGGGCGGAGAACAGACCATCCGCAGGTGGATGCCGACTATCATCGTGGAGCAGAAGCCGGGTCGCGGCCAACGGTTTGGGCTCACCGAACTGCAAGCCGTGGAATGGCTCATGAGCGTGGGGTACGCCTGCGTCGCCAAGATGTCCGGCGACTTTGTGATGGTGCCCAAGTGATCGAAGGGGCGGACTACGAAACACCCGGTCGCCCCGACGCGTGGAACGGCAGCGGCAAGTGCCTACTCTGCAATGACACCCTCGGGGTGTACGACTCGAAGTACGTGGCTGCAGACAAGTCCATGATCTGCACCGCGCACCGTGTCAAAGACTGGCAAGCGCATGGAGTTGACTTCAAAGCCTACCGTTACTGGACCGATGGCTGAGTTAAACCGAGAAGGAGAGTGCAAGATCTGTGGCCAAGTTCTTGCTCTGGGGGAACCGAAGCGCGCGTCGTCTGACGGATCAATGCTGATCTGCGCGTGGCATAAGGTCTGTGATGTGCGGGCGCTTCGGTTTCAATTGGCTAGGCTAAAGGCGGTCTGGGTATACTGCGAAGGAAACGGCGATGTTTGAAAAATACACGATCTTTATCGGTTACGATCCGCGGGAAGCTGTCGCGTACCACACTTGCGTCCAGTCGATCCTGGACCAGTCTCCCGACAAGAACCGGCTGGAGTTCCGCCCGGTGTGCGGAGAGCGTCGCGACGGCAGCAACGACTTCATCTACGCGCGTTTCCTCGTGCCGTACCTGTGCGGATTCCACGGGCGGGCGTTGTTCCTCGATGGCGACATGATTGCGCGCCGCCCGGTGGAGGAACTGTTCGCGCTCGACATGGCGGGCATGGGCGTACGCGTGGTTAAGCGTGACGACTACGTCACGAAGTACCCGGTCAAGTACCTCGGCAATAAGAACGAGAACTACCCGCGTAAGAACTGGTCCAGCGTGGTGATGTGGAACTGCGAAGACCCGTCGAATAAGGTGCTGACCCCTATCTTCGTCACTGAGCAAAAGGGGTCGTATCTTCATAGGTTCACTTGGCTCGCCGACGAGCAGATTGGCGCGCTGCCGCCGGAGTGGAACCGTCTGGTGCTGGAAGAGACTGCCAGTGACTCCGACGCCTTGTTCCACTACACGATCGGAACCCCGTGTTTCGCAGAGTACGCTGACTGCGAACGAGCTGACGAGTGGTACGCGGCGTACGACCGGGCAATCGCGCCTTTGACCCGGTAAAAGGCAGATTGCTTTCCTAGCTGAAACAGCCTACAATGACGCGCAAAGCCGTACGCGGGTAGTTTGGTTGTGAACTAAGAGGCGAGCGCCAAATGAATCCGTACCTCTATTCGTTGCTGCCGATGTATGCGGAGACTCTGAACCTACGGAGTCTCCGTATTGTCACTTACGCCACCGAAGAGCCGATCACGCTCGTAACGGCGCAGCAGCACCTTCGTCTTGACCTGTACGAAGGCAACGGTAGCCCGGCTTCCCACCCGGACGACGAACTGATCCAGTCGGTCTACATTCCGGCTGCTCGTGAATACTGCGAGTCGTTGTCCGGGCGCGCGTTCGCGTTGCAAGAGTACGAGTACGCGATGCGGTTCTTCCCGACCTGCTACCAGTCGAATAACCCTTGGTACGGGATTCGCCTTCCGGTAGGCCCCGTGCGGCAGATCACGTCCATCACGTATACGACCGCAAACGGCGAGCAGTCGGTGGATCCCTCCGGCTACTGTGCCCCGTTCGGAGAAGACACGATTTACCCTAACCCGATGGGCGGGGGCTGGCCTTCGGACGCCCTGTCGGAAGTACCGAATGCGGTCAAGATCAAGTTCACCGCGGGCTACGGACCCCTCCCTGGAAGCCCGACCGACGACTTGCAACTTCCGGCGCGGTACAAGAACGCGATGTTGCTGATGTTGCATCACTTCTACGAGAACAGGTCCGGTACGGAGATCCCGAGCCAAGTGCCCACGGCAATCGAGTTCGGCGTGAAGGCTCTGTTGCTGCCGAGCATGTTGCGCATCGGATTCGGCACATGATGACTGCTGGCAAATTCCAGCATCGTCTGGAAATCCAAGCGCCGGTACAGGTCCAAGACCCTGCTACCGGCGAAGTTACGACTAGCTGGCAGGTAGTCGGGACCGTGTGGGCGCGCATTGAACCGATTCGCGGCAAGGAAGCGTTCGTATCGGAACAAGTGCTCGCGGACATGAACACGCGCATCACGCTCCGGTGGTCGCCACTGGCTGAGACGCTTACCAACGCACATCGCGGGATACACCAGAACACGATCTTCAACTTTGTGAGCATCGCGCATGTGCGCTTGGAGCGCCGCGAAGTTGAGATCATGGCACGTAGCGGGTTGAACGATGGCTAACGCGGGCATCACCTTCAAAGTGCAAGGGCTGGACCTGCTAGGCCAGCAACTCGCAGAACTGCGCGGCAAGACCACGCAGAAGATCATCCGATCCGCCGTTACCGCAGGCGCACGGGTCATCGTCTTGGACGCACGGCGACGCGCCCCTGTGCGTACGGGCGCCCTGCGCAAGTCGATTGAAAGCCTGCGGGACAAGCAGAACAGTGGCCCCGGCATCGAGTTCCGCGCCGTCAGCGTGTTCAAGGTGCCGGGGGTGTACGCCAACACGAAAGAGAACGTGCGCAAGGGGCGGGCTGGCCGGACGTACTTGCAAGACCCCCCGACGTTCTACTGGAAGTTCAACGAGCTTGGCACGGTTCGCCAACCGGCTCGCCCGTTCATCCAGCCCGCGCTGTCGGAGAACATAGGCAGGATCATTGACGTGATGCGCAAGAAGATTGAAGAAGGTTTGGCAAAGGTGCAAGGGCCATGACCGTAGGCGAAGTCATCTTTGCTGCACTCGCGTCGCTTGTGAACAACAAGTGCTATCCGAACACGTTCCCTGAAGAGCTGATCGCCCCACCCGGTACGGTGCCCGCCTCCGTCAACCGGCCTACGTGGCCCGCTATCCGCTACCAAGAGATCTCTACGTTTAATCCGCCGGACATCAACGGCACCGGCGACGAAACCACTGACGACAAGACGTACCAGATCGACGTTGTATCGTCGCACTACGGCACTATGCGTTCACTGGTAGGGCAAGTGATAGCAGCACTGCAGAACACTTCGCCTCCGTGTACGCGGGATTTCCAAATCGAGGAGTTTGACGCGGAAACCAAAACGCATCGCGGTATCCTGCGGTTCACGTTCTACGGTTCTACACCGGCAGGGAGCCCCTAGCAGTCTTTGTAGTCCCCCGAGCAGTCCAACTCCAAGGAGCACATCATGACCCAAGGCTTGCGCTACAAATTCAACGGCTCGTCGCTGTCCGTCCAGACCGCGCTCGCAGTCGCCAAGACCATCACCGGCATCACCGCCGCCGACCCCGGCGTCGTCTCCATCGCGACCCACGGCTACACCGATGGCGACGTCGTGAAGATCAGCGGGCTGGCCGCACCGACCACGCTCAACGACAAGCTGTTCGTCGTGGACGGCGCGCTCAGCGGCACGTTCGAACTGGCTGGCACCGACACGAGCGGCCTGGATGCGTTCGCCGCCGGTAGCCCCTCCACCGACTCCAAGGCCCAGAAGGTCACCTTCTCGGACTTCTGCGAGTTGACCGGGGCCAACCAGCAGGACGGCGCGGCGGACCAGATCGAAGTCACGACCATCTGCTCGGACGCCAAGGAATTCGAGCAGGGCCTGTCGGACTCCGGCACGATCCAGCTCGACTACAACGCGGCTCCGCTGAGCACGGTGCAAACCGCGCTGCGCGCTGCGAAGGTGGCCGGGTCGCAGATCGCAGTGAAGATCGCTTTCCCGAGCGGCGGCGGCACGGTCATCGTGATCGGTACGGTGCAGCAGCAGAGCATCCAAGGTCAGGTCAACGGCGTGTGGACGGGGTCTTGCACCCTGAAGCTCTCCGGCCCGATCTTCGTGCTGTAACCGTAACGCCCAAAAGGAAGGACGATCATGAATGTCGAGGAGCTTCTGGCGAAGTTGGAGGCTAACGCTTCCGCTACGCAACGTCCCATCCCGCTGGAGATCCCGAACGTGGGCACCATCTACGTTCGGCGTCGCACCGTGCTGGAATTCGAACAAATGGCAGCGTTGAAGGCGCAGGCGGACGCGGGCAGTCTCGGTATCTTTGCCCCGTCCGTCGCGCGTCTGTTGTGCGACGAAGAAGGCAAGCGGTTCTCACCCAACGTCGAGGCGGCACTGGCGGAACTGATCGCCAAGCAGCCGGAAGACGTCTTCCACCAGATCGTCAACGCTTCGGACGGTGGCCCCAAGCCAATCACGACCGAAGACCCCGTCCCAAACTGACAAAGCGCCAGAAGCTCAAGCACGACTTGGCTCTGGCGCTTGGGTCTACCGTTGGGAACCTCGAAGCCACGCTTACCGAAGAAGAGCTTAGAGACTGGGAAGTGTACGACATGCGGTATATGCTTCCGCACCAGCGGATGGAATACTACATGGCACAGTTGACTTTGCATGTCGCGTCTGGGAATGGCGGCAATAGCAAGATCTCAGACTTTATCTTCGGCGACATGGTCGCGCGGGTGCTCGCTAGCCGGCAGACTACCGCCGAAGACGGCGCGGAAGTACTCGGGGCCATGACGGGTAGCCGTAGAGTAATCAAGATCGGTCAACGAAGGAAAGCGGCAAATGGCTAACTCTCTTGGTTCTCTGGTTGTACGCCTCGGCCTAAACGCCGCGGAGTACACCACCGGCTTGACCAAAGCCGCGACGCAAGCTACGCAGTTTGCTAGCACGGCCGAACAGTCGATGCAGCGGGTGTCTCGTGCTGCCGAGCGCACCAACGAGTCGCTCGGCTTCGTGAAGCGTGGCTTCGCTCTGGTAGCCGGTGCCTACGGGCTATCCGAGCTGAAGACGCTCAGCGATGAGTACCAAAACGCATCCGCCCGCTTGTCAATCTTTGCTACCTCCCAAGAAAACTTGGGTCGTACGCTCTCGGCGCTGTTCGGGGTAGCACAGAATACGCGCCAGTCGTTGTCCGCTACGGTTGACTTGTACTACCAACTGGCCAACGCGACGCAGGACGCGGGCACCGCCCAAAGCGAACTACTGAAGATCACGAGCGCCATCAATAAGGGCCTGATCATCTCCGGCTCTACGGGCGATTCGGCCAAGGGTGTGATCATTCAGTTGTCTCAGGCACTGGCGGCAGGCAAGCTGCGCGGTCAGGAATTCAACACGGTCAACGAACAGGGCAACCGTATCCTCCGGGCGCTCGCAGAAGGTCTAGGCAAGACCGTTGGCGAACTGCGGGAGATGGCCAACGACGGCAAAATCACCACTGACGTATTCATCCAGGGGTTTAGCAAGGGTATCGCGGGCATTGACAAAGACTTCGAGAAGCTGCCTATCACGATCACGGGTGGGTTGACCAAGGTTTCCAATGCGGTGCAGCAGTACATCGGCACTACGTTCAACGCACAGGGTCAGTCGAATCTGCTGGCTAAGTCGCTGGATCTTCTGGCTAACAACTTCAACGGCGTCGTCGCGGCTATCACTGGCTTCCTGGCCCTGAAGATCGCGAACGTGGTGTTGTCCACGGTCGGGGCGTTTACCGCGTCTGTGACTGCCATCACGGCGGAGACGGCGGCTACGCGCGCGAATACGTTGGCTAAGATCGACGCCACGCGCGCCAAACTGGCTGACCTCGCTGCTACCGAAGCCACGATCGTCGCCGCCCGCGCGCAAACGGTAGCTGATCTCGCCGCGCTGAACGCATCTGGAGTAACAACGGCAGCCGCGAAGGCTAAGACTGCCGCGCTAATCGCTGATCTTGCGTTGCTCGGTACGGCACAGTCACAGGTAGCTACTAAGAGCGCCGCAGCCAAGGCTGCTCTCGTAGAACTAAGCGCGGGCACCGGCATCGTAGCTCGTACGATGGGAACGGCTAGCCGCGCGTTGTCTTTCGTAGGTGGCCCCCTAGGCGCCATCTCGATCGCGCTCGGCTTGGGCGCAACGGCTTGGCAGTATTACGCGACCTCTGCTGAGAGCGCGTCCCGTAAGGCTAAGGAGTCTACGGAGGACAGCACTTCGGACATCTTGCTTGCGCTCGATAAGCAGATCCAGAAGATCAAGGATCTAAACCGCGCGGCAGCGGCGGGCTACGATGTCAAGAGTTCTCTGAACCCTAGCGCCGTCCAACGAATCATGCAGTTGACGGACCGCTTGGCTGAGCTGAAAAAGAAGGGAGACAACGTATCGAAGATTGAGGCGATCGACGTTCAGGGTAACATCGACGACCTCAACAAGGGCCTGGAAACTCTGAGTAACGAACTGGACAAGCAAGCGGACCGCACGCGCGGCAACAAGGCGTCTGAATGGATGCTCCAGTACGCCAACGACGCGGAGAAGATGGCGGCGGAGATCCAGAAGGCCCGCAACGAGTTGGGCGACAAGTTCACGCCGGAACTCGAGAAGCGTATCCGCGCGAAGTTTACCAACAAGCCCGCCGCAGATGACACTTCTCGCAAGATCCTCGACGGCCAGATCAAGGCTCTCGAGGCTGGCCTCGCCCGCGAGAAAGACCTTCTGGTAGGCTACGAGAACTTCCTGCGGGATACGTACTCCGAAGGCGGCATATCCGTCCAGAACTACTACGACCGGCTGCAAGCGGCTCGGGACGAGAACCTGCGGCGGCAGTTGCAGGCGTATGACGACGAGATCGCGGCCACTGAGTTGTTCTACGAGCGGTCCAAGAAAGAAGTCGACAAGCAAGACGCGCTTAACAAGATCGATGACATCCGGTCCAAGCGCACGAATCTTCTGCGCGACGCGGGGCTTACGGAGCAGGCACTCAACCGTGAACGTATCCGGACGAACCAGGAATACCTCGATACGCTGAACGAGATCAACGCCAAGATCCTGGAACTCAACGGCAATACGGCCGAGGCAGCGCGCATCCGCTTCGAAGCGTCTAACCGAATCCTGAACAACTCGCTGGCGAATACTGACTCTGACGCGGCTCGGAACGCGCAGGCGCAGCAGGCTATTCTGCTCCAACAGGCTGTGACTCAAGGCCAATTGGCTGACGCTCTCAAGAAGTATTCACTAATCACTGACGAACTCAGTTTGGCGCAGGCCCGCCTGAACATCGCTCGCGACAGCGGGGCCAGCACGGAGCTTCAGAACCTGTACCAACTGTCGGACGTCAACAAGGCGTACGTCGAGATCCTCAAGGAACAACTGCGGGTCGCGATGGCCATTGCCGCACAGAGCAAGGACCCGACCGACCTCATGCGCGTGAAGCAACTCGAGGTTCAGCTCGAGTCGCTGAGCAACCAGACCGATCTGGTAGCCAAGAAATTCAACGACGTCTTTACTTCAAGCGTTGCGGATGCACTGTACGATGCCGCCACCGGGGCGAAAACCCTGAAGGAGGCGTTCCTGGACATGGCCAAGTCGATCTCGTCTGCCATTTCCCGCATTGCGGCTAACAATCTCGCCGAAGCACTGTTCGGGAAGGGAGGACCGGCCAACGGGGCAGGGGGCTTCTTCTCCAAGTTGTTCGCTGGCAACGGTGGCGGCGGCAGCGGGCTCGATTGGATCCTGTCCCTGTTCGGGTTCGGTGGGTCTGGCGCTGGAAGCTCCGGGCTGTCTAGCATCAACATCCCCGGACTCGGGAACACCGGCCCCATGTTCGGAGCAGCGAGCGGCACCAACTTCGCGGTCGGCGGGCGGTACATGGTGGGCGAGATGGGTCCGGAGGAAGTGTGGTTGCCCCGTGGAGCCAAGGTAACGAACAACCACGACACCCGTAGGATGTCGAACAATAACGTCACGATCAACATCAACGCTGCTGGCGGCGGTAGCACTGCGTCTCACCGCCAACTGGCGGGCCAAGTCCGTGACGCTGTGATCAAAGCAATCAAGGAGCGTTAACCGTGAGCGTCAACTACATCGACATCCGCTTCCCGGAGCGTATCTCCTTCGGGGCGCAGGGTGGCCCGGAGTTCCTGACCGACATCGTCATCATGGCAAGCGGCGCGGAGTCGCGAAACCAGAACTGGTCCACCGAGCGGCTGCGCTACGAAGTCAGCCATGCCGCTCGTCTCGAGGCTGACTGGCGCAAGCTCCAAGCGTTCTTCCGAGTCGTGGCGGGCCGCGCCAAGAGCTTCCGCTTCAAGGACTGGACAGACTACGTCTGCGAGTCAGGCGCGGGTATCTTCCAGACGGCGGACACGGGTAGCCCGCTCGGGAAGCAGATGTATAAGACTTACTACTTCAATGGACAACCCTACTACCGCAAGATCACGAAGCCCGTCGTAGGCAAGATCACCACTGACGCGGTGGGGTTGGACTACACGACTGGCATCGCCGACAGCGGGACTACGTGGTACGGTGAATTCGATGTGCATTGCCGCTTCGATACCGATGCCATGCGTGCCGAGACGATCAACAAGCAAGAAGACGGCAGCTTCATCGTAGGCTGGCAATCCATCCCGGTCGTGGAGGTTCGGGAATGACTAAGAATATCTCTTTCAATCTCAAGGCGGAGATGTCCGGTGCCTTGTCCACCCTTGCTACGTGCATGCGGGTGGAGCGCAGCGACGGACGCGTTTACGGGTTCACAACGTACGACAAGACGCTATCCATTGGTGGCGTTGACTACGAGCCGGCGGCTAGCTTCAGCCCTTCCGACATCAAGTCCAATAACAACATGGAGGTCGACAACCTTACCGTCGAGGGCGTGCTGAGCAGTGACTCCATCACGGAAGACGAACTCCGCGCGGGCCGGTGGGACTACGCGCAGTTCCGCATCTTCATGGTCAATTGGGCCGACCTGTCGATGGGTGACTTCAAGCAGCGCGCGGGCCACTTCGGGGAGGTCGCCGTACACCACCAGACGTTCAGTGTCGAGCTTCTGGGGTTGATGGATGCCTACACTACCAGCATCGGCAAGATCACGCAGCCGCTCTGCCGCACTTTCCTTGGCAGTTCTTTGTGCGGCGTTAATCTGACCGGCGGGTCCCCGTCGCGTACGGTCACGGGTACTCTGGGCTTCGCAGATACCGACTTCTTTACCCTGCACGACTCTGCTCGTACCGAGCCCGCTGGCTTCTTCGACGAAGGGGTCATCACCATCCACTACGCTACCGGCGATCTGTCCTACGAAGTCAAGGCGTACTTGCCGGGCGTGTGGATCACGAAGACCCCGTATTCCTACGACGCCACGGGGCTTGACTACACCATGACCCAAGGCTGCAACCGGCTGTTCAGCACTTGCCGTGACACGTTCAACAACGTGGCCAACTTCCGCGGAGAACCGTGGCTGCGCGGCCCGGACGCCTTGGTCCAGATCGGGCGGCACAACCCGTGATTACAGGCGCTGACATCGTAGCCGAGGCGCGTACCTGGATCGGCACGCCTTGGCGGCACCAAGGTCGTTTGAAGGGGGTTGGCACGGACTGTTTGGGGCTCGTCGGAGGGATAGCCGTTAGCCTTGGGCTATTTCCATCAGAGCAGTGGTCCACCGACCCGGTTTTCGGGGGCTACGGGCGCATACCGGTCACCGAACGCCTGCTGGACGGCTGCGGGCGGTACTTGGATAGCGTGCCCAAGGCTAAGATCGCGCTCGGAGACATACTGCTGATGTCGTTCTCGAAGATGGAGCGCCCTCAGCACTTCGCAGTTGTGTCCCGGCTTGAGCCGCGTCTTTACATCATCCACGCTTTCGCGCAACGCCGACAGGTCGTGGAGTCTCAGGCAGCGTTGCCCAAGTCGGCGGTGCTGCGAGCATACAGGTTTCGAGGAGTAACGGCATGACCACATTGGTTCTGGGGACTGCGGGTGCATTGGTCGGGGGCGCATTCGGCGGCAGCATCGGTGCGCAAGTCGGCTGGCTCGTAGGAAGCATGCTCGGCAACCTGATCGATCCTCCGAAGATCGAAGGGCCGCGTCGCACTGACCTCAAGCTTCAAGTCTCGGAGTACGGCAAGCCGATCCCGATCGTATGGGGGTTAGGGAGACTGGCTGGGAATGTGATCGACCAGACCGACCTGCAAGAGCACAAGGAAACCGAAGGCGGCAAGGGTGGTCCGGAAGTCACGAAGTACACGTACAGCGCCTCGTTCGCCATTCTTCTGTGCGAAGGACCGATCAAGGGGGTGCAACGCATCTGGGCGGACGGTCGCCTGATCTGGGCATCCAATGACGGCACGACGATGCCCTGCACCTTGTATCTGGGTGACGAAGCGCAAGGGCCGGACCCCACGTTTGAAGCCATCCATGGCGTCGGCGAGGTCCCGGCCTACCGGGGCATGGCGTACGTGGTCTTCGCAGACTACATGCTCACCGACTTCGGCGACCGCATCCCAATGCTGGAATTCGAAGTCTACACCGAAGAAGCTACTATACCGTGGCGCGTAGTAGAGTTCACTTCGTGGACCAGCGTCGGGTTGAGTAACTACGAATTCAGTAATGGCGTAACGAACGACGGCTTGATTATAACCACAGAGATGACCAACGGGTATCCGGCTGTTCTATACGCCAAGAGAGTTGACTACAATGGTGTGCAGATAGGCGAGACCGTAATCGTAGACACGCAGCAGAACGCCGGATGCGCGGTATACAACTCAGCAGTGTTCATGACTTGGCAGAATTTCCCGGGCGGCGGAGGGCAGGACATCTATTGGTGGCGGTTCATCCCAGAAGAGAACACCTTCCGGATGGTAAGCTCGTTCCAGATAACGGGCCACGGAAATTCCTACTATTGCGAAAAGGCTTTCTTGTCGGGGGATACGATCATATGCCTTGGCCATCAAGTCGGAGATACAATCCTCTACAAGGTCCCATATAACAGTGGGGCTCCTGGGGAGATCGATACAGTGGGCGGGGGGCACTACCTGTGGAACGCAGTCCCAGGCTACTTTCAAACACTGGGGTCAGATGATGGTACCGTTTATTTCCTCAATAAAAGTGCGTCAGGTGGTGAAATCCGCCTGTGGCAGTTTGAAGAAGATCTAACATTACTGCACTTCTGGGACGTCTCAGATACCGCTGGAACTTGGCTGGACTTAGTTCACGCGAACAGCTACGTCTGGAAAAAGCTGATCGTGACCCTTACTAACGAGGGGGCGATCGGGGGCGGGCAGAACATATATAACGTGCGGCTCACGCGCATCAATGGGGATAACTCGTTGGAGCCGTACGGGGACGTGATCTCACGTATTAACTCGCCCGCCAACTACGTAGGCAACGGGCTGATGCTGGATGCACAAGGCATCTACTCTTTGATCCCGCCGCCTGCTGACGCCAGCTTGGCGGCTATCGTAGCCGCCATCTCCGACCGCACGGACATTGACGGCGCGTATGACGTCTCTGAGCTGACGGATGACGTCCATTGGTTCGCTATGACCAATCAGATGACCGCACGTAACGCCATCGAGACGTTGCGTCGTGGATTCATGTTCGATGCGGTCGAGTCTGACGACGTAGTCAAGTTCCGTAAGCGTGGGGCCACTGACTCCGTAGTTACGCTGGACGATGATGATCTAGCCGCCCGGGACTATGGGCAGGAGCAGCAGGAGTTGCTCCAGACGGTGCGCAAGAAAGAGAAGGGCATGCCGCGCACGGTCACGCTGCGGTACATCGACATCAACACCGACTATTCCACTGGCGCGCAAAGCTCTCCGCGTCTCACGACCCTTAGCGACCAAGACACTACGCTGGACTTGGCCATCGGTTTCACTGCTACCGAAGCTCTCCAGAAGTGTTGGTCTTTACAAGTATCCGAATGGATCGAGCGGGAAACCTTTACTTGGGAGACCAACCGTAAGTACTCGTGGGTAGAGCCATGCGACGTAGTCACGGTGCGTGGGCGCGTGGTGCGGGTCACTAACCGCAACGACACGCCTACCGGGGTCATCCAGTGGGAAGGCGTACTGCATCGTCCGTCCGTCTATACCCAAGAACAGACGGCGTCTTCGGGCAGCGGGGACAACAGCCAGACTGAAGTGGTCAACCCCCCGTACAGTGGGGTCGGCACTGAAGTCGTGCTCCTGGATATCCCGCTGATCTCGTACAGTGACTATATCTACGGGTTCTACGCGGCGGGCGGACCGGTGACCGACGGTACTTGGGCAGGGTATACCCTCTACAAGTCAGTGGACAACGGAGTCACTTGGACCAATGTATTCTCTACGTCCAATGCAAGTGTGATCGGTGTCACTGCCGCTCAAGGGTCTCCGGCTGGCTCCCCGACCGTATACGGAGCGCTGAGTGCGTATGCCGGAGGGGACGTAATCGAAGAAGCGTCTATCTGTGTATTCTTGACTGACGCTAACGCTGAACTTACCAGCACCACGGCAACCGGGCTGGCCAACGGCGCGAATATGTGCGCCATCAGTCGTGGCACGAGCGGCGGGAATACCCTCTGGGAGATCCTCCAGTTCCGGACCGTTGAACAAATCGACACGAAGCAGTACATACTCACGGGCTTCCTGCGTGGGCGCAAAGGTACTTTGACGTCTGGTCACGCCGCCGGGGATAGGTTCGTACTGCTGCCCACTGGAGATGTGGACGCCCCGGCGCAGGAGATCGACGTAGCTTTGCTCTACAAAGCGGTCAGCTATGGGTTCACCCTCGCGGACACCACGGCATTCACTTTCACGAATACCGGGCTAGGCGCGGATAGCTACTTCCAGAACATCATCGACGAGTCTCCTATCTTCACAGGAGACAATACCGGATCTCCGACTGTAGCTCCGGCCCCCGGTACGGTGCCTGCTCCTTCCCCCGGCGACGCGGCGGCTTACAAGTTCCTGTGCGCGGACGCTACGTGGCAACCAGTCGCGCCCCCGTACGCTAGCTACCTCGTGCGGTCGGCGAGTGGTATCTTGCAGAACGAGTCGGTCTTGCAGGCTGGCTCGCGCATTACGTTTACCGACGGAGGAGGTAGCCCACCGACGTCGATCACTGTGTCTGCGAACATGCAGGTCATACTGCTCAACCCTACGTTCAGCACGACGCAAACGATCGACCTCACGAACTACAGCAACTACCACACTGTGATCGTAGACATTACGGTGACTAATAACTTCACATTCAATATCTCCAACGGCTCCGACGGTCAACTTATCCGGGTGCGATTCAAGCAAGACGGCACGGGTGGGCGAATCTTTACCGCCGGGGGTAACTTGCGGTTCTCGACTGACCTGCCTAGCCCGACGCTAACCACGACCGGCAACAAGATTGATCGACTGGCCTTTGAATGGCATGCCGCCGACGGCAAGGCTGACCTCGTAGCGCTCAACAAGGGCTTCTGATCGTGGCCGTTATCTACGTACGATCCACCGATGGTAACAACGCCGATTCCGGCGCTACATGGGCGCTCGCCAAAGCCAACATGACCGGCGCGGCTGCGATCGACGCCGCCGGGGACACTATCTGGGTGAGCCAAGCCCACACGGAAACCAGCGCGGGCAATCTCGCCCCCGCCATAGCGGGCACCGACACGGCGGTGGAGGCAATCCTATGCGGCAACGACGGGGCAGAACCCCCCACCACATTAGCGACTACGGCAGCGATCAACACTGCGGGTAACTTGAGTTGGGGGGCAGCAGCGTACTATTACGGCCTCGTATGCACTACGACCACCGGCGGTAGTCACCAACTGAACAACACGAACACCCGCCAGCAGCGCATGGAGCAATGCACTTTCCGCATAAACGCATCCAGTAACCTATACTCGGTCATATTCAACTCTTCAGGTAGCGGCGGGCGTATAGCTCTTAGAGACTGCAGATACAAGTTCGGCCACGCCGGGCAAGGATGGGCGATCGGAGGGTACGTACACGAAATCAATGGGAGCTTTGAAGGGGGTACGACAGCCCCCACCACGTTGATTAAATCTACTGGCGTGGGGACTACGCTAGTCGAGGGGACAGACTTCAGTAATCTTGGGACTGGATTCAACGTGACAGTGCCGCCGGTCGCGGGGCAGCATCTGACCTTGCGGCGGGTTAAGTTCGCTGCCTCTTGGGCGGGGGCTTTGATCAGCGCGGCGCTCACCACTCCGGTCCGAGTATCCATGTATAACTATATGATCGGTAGCACGGTCTACGGGTTATGGATTGAAGACTTTGCAGGTGTCATAAAGAGCGAGACGGTCATCGTCATGGACAATGGGGCTAGCGACGGCGTTACTGCATTTTCGTGGAAGATGACGTCTAACGCTAACGCTGAGCCTTTGCTGACCCATCTAATTAGCGACGAGATGGTGATATGGTCTGATACAGTCGGTGGGTCTCCTGCTATCTCCCGAACCATAACTGTCAACATACTGCATGACTCGGCGACTAACCTGACCGACAATGAAGTGTGGCTCGAAGTTCATTATCTGGGGTCTTCGTCTTCTGCTTTGGGGTCGTACGCCAACGATCGAAAAGCTGATACTCTAGCTACTGCCGCGGATCAGACCGCTAGCTCGGAAGGGTGGACGACCACTGGCTTGTCTAACCCCAACAAACAGAAACTCTCAGTCACCATCACCCCCGGCCAGAAAGGATTCTACATTTGCAAAGTCGTGCTCGCTAAACCTAGCAAAACCATATACGTTGATCCCGCTCCGGTGCTGAGTTAACAATGGCAAACATCTACGTACGATCCACCGATGGTAACAATGCCGACTCCGGCGCTACATGGGCGCTCGCTAAAGCGACTTTAGCCGGTGCGGCTGCGATTGATGCCGCCGGGGATACCATTTGGGTGAGCCAAGTCAATAACGAATCTACCGCTGCCGCAGTCACTCTAGCCTTGGCTGGAACTCGTGCTGCGCCAACGCGACTACTGTGCGGGAATGACGCGGCAGAACCGCCTACGTCTCTGACTACCGGCGGCACGATGACCACCACGCTAGCATCATCCATAACCGTATCCGGGTTTGTGTACGCGTATGGGGTGACCTTTTCCATAGGGAGCGGCAACAACCTAGCTAACTTCGTTAGTCTAGGGGCTGCTGGCGATTGGCAGACTTTTGAACGATGCAGTTTTGTATTCGTAGCTATCCAAGGCTCAAACGCGCTAACCATGGGGTCCGGCGGGAAGTTGTCCTTGATAGATTGCACTTTCAAGTTCGCGTCTACGTCACAAGGTCTTTCTGCCAACGGGGCGCTACACGTAAAAGGCGGATCCATCCTCAGTGGCGGGTCAAACCTATTAGTGTTCCTGAAGGCTATTGCAGGCGGTAGCAGTGTGCTGGTAGAAGACTTTGACTTTTCAAATTTCAGTTCTACGTTGACTTTGGCCACGACCCCCGGCCAAAACGCGGCTATCACGTTCCGTAACTGCAAACTGCCCGCGTCTTGGTCAGGTAGCCTCGCGTCTTCCCTGACGTCGGCATGCAGAGTATCGATGTACAACTGCGACTCCGGCAACACGAACTACCGGCTATGGATCGAAGACTACTGCGGCAATGTCAAGACAGAGACCACGCTAATCAAGAGCGGCGGAGCCACGGATGGTAGTACTCACATATCGTGGAAAATGGCTTCAAATGGCAATGCGAGTTATTCTGTGCAACCTTTGTACTCCGACGCTATCGCAGTATGGGTTGAAGTCGGATCGCCTACGTCGGCTACGGTCACTGTTACCGTTGAGATACTGCATGATTCTGCGACTAACCTCAAGAACGACGAGGTCTGGCTAGATGTAGCGTACTTGTTATCCGGTATCGGGTCTCCAGTGACTTATCTAGGTACCTATGCAAGTGATGCCAAAGCAGATTTTGCCGCTACTGCCGCCGACCAAGATTCGAGCAGTGTCTCATGGACGACCACCGGCATGACTAACCCGAACAAGCAGAAGTTGGTCGCAACGTTCATGCCGGAACGCACCGGCTTCGTTTACTGCCGGGTGGCGCTAGGCAAGGCCAGTAAGACTATCTACGTAGATCCGATCGTGACGGTGGCCTAGCATGACAAAAGTTATTGTCTACCAACTGGAAGGCGGCGCGGCCATAGTCGAGACCACGGCTGACGAGCATCAAGTTCAGGCGGCGTTGTTCGCCTTGGGGTTTTTCGTTAACGAGAATTACATTCCACCCGCTGCCGCTAGCTCTGGGCAGCATATGTACTTCTACGCGAGCTGACTTTTCTTAGAACGACTAACCACCGGAGAACGCCTATGTTGGACCACATCTTCAAGAATCCGTATCAGTACAGCGCCACCATCTTGGCCAAAGGGTGTGTCAACACGGCTACGATCTTGTGGTCGGTGGTCGTGCTCTTGAAGCGAGACGCGTTGTCTCCATTCACTAGCTACCGGCCCATGCTGTCGGTTATGTCAGAAGACTATTGGGCCTTGTGCCTCATAGTAACTTCTGTGATAATGCTGTACCGTCTGGTTACATGCAAGCCCCCGCGCAAGATCGGGGTGCTGGCATACATGGTCCTGGGAATCTTCTGGGCGAATATCTGGTGGGGGATCGTAATACAGCCGGGGCCGTTTTGGCCCGCCGCTTTTGGCTCAGTCACTGTCGTTCTGCTCCTATCCCTTTTCGCTTTCATATCGAATCCGAAACCTGGAGTGTAAGCATGATTGAGTTGCCGGTGGATGACCCCGCAGGCAAAGCCGCACTACTCACTGTGATCGCTGCTGCCGTCTGGAAGATATATCTCCGGCTCAAAAGTGACCACAGGAACGACAAAGCTGAGTCGAGGGTGCATCAGGCCGAAGGGGACGTAATTGAAACGCTTCGTGAAGAAGTAGAACGCCTTGCGAAGTCCGTCGAAAAACTGTCAACAGATCTGGAAAAAGAACGAGAACTACGTTGGGCCGCAGAAGCTCGTATTTCTGAACTCGAGCATCAACTCAGAAGTCTTGGCCATAACCCGAGGAGCTGACATGCTGGCGTGGGGTGCAAAAGTAAGTTCGTTGTTCCGGCGGAAGGTCATCGCCATTGCGATGGACATTGGCTTCGACGCATCGTGGCTGATGTCCTACATTGCGTTCGAGACCGGAGAGACGTTCAGCCCTTCGGTCAAGAACCCGCAGTCCGACGCTACCGGGCTCATCCAGTTCTTGCCGAGCACGGCCATTGGGCTAGGCACGACAGTGGAGAAGCTGGCGGCTATGACCGCCGAAGAGCAGTTGGACTACGTCCACGACTACTTCAAGCCGTACAAGGGGCGCATCCAGACGTTCTCCGACGGCTACATGGCTATCCTGCGTCCGACCGGCATTGGCAAGCCGGAGGACTTTGCCCTGATCTCAGACCCGGAGAGCAAGGCGTACGTACAGAACAAGGGTCTGGACTTGAACAAAGACGGGAACATCACGAAAGCCGAGGCTGCGGCGTTCCCGAGAGCAAAGCTGGACAAAGGCCTCCAACCCAACTTCGCGTCTACCGAGGATCAACAATCTAGTCCGGAGGTTACTGTGAACGAAAGCAAACCCGACATCCTGTCCGGCATTGGGGCCATCGCCTCGATGCTGAACCCGGTCGCTGGCATCGTGTTCAATGCCTTCAGCCCGATCATCAAGGAAAAGATCAGCAAGGAGGTCGACCGGCACTCTGCGCAGCCCGGCGTCGGCATGGCGGTTGCCAACGCGCTGTCGGACGCGCTCGTGGGTAAGGCGCAGGAACTGACCGGTCGGACCGACCCACTGGAAGCCGCAGCCGTGGTCATCCAGCCGCAGAACGCCGCGAAGCTCCAACAGGTCGAAGACACGGCGGTTGCCTCGGTGGCGGAGCGCCTGAAGCAACTCGCGCCGCTGCTGGACAAGTCTATCGAGTACGACAAGGCCCGCTGGCAGGCGGAGCGCGAAGGACGCCAGGACGCTACCGACGCCGCGATCAAGGAGAAGCAAGCGGGGCTATGGGACTACACCCGTGCGCTGGTCTACTCCACCTGTGCGGTCATGGTCTCCATCGCGATCGGCTTGCTGGTCCTGATCGGCAAACAAGCATGGGGCGGCAACGACATTGACTCCGGCCTGATTGGGCTCGCTGGTCCGATCTGGATGGGCACGATGGCGGCGGCATTCATGGCAATGGTCATGCACCGTTTCGACGGTTCCCGCAACTCCAGCGAGCAAACCCGCGCCATGCTCGATCTGGCCAAGAGCAAGGAGGCATGACATGGGACGCCGCATCTATGTAGACCTGACGGACGAGGAAGACGGCAACATCGCCGGGTGGGTCAACCGACTGCGCCAGCATCCGGAGTGGGTAGGCAAGACGTCCGGTGACCCCAATGCCTACCCGCCCGACTGGCAGACCAAGATCGTGCTGGTGGACCAGAGCCGCGCCCGCTTCGAGCAGATCGACGCGCAGTTCGGTGGCCCGCCAGTGGAGCCCCCGGTCGAGCCGCCGGAGCCGCCGGTGGGAGTCGCGGACCCGAATTACGGCATTCCGGCAGGCACGTTCCCGGGCATCAGCACTGACACCCCCATGCACCGGGGAGATCAAGAGCGCGTGCGGTCTATAGATCCTCAGATCGTGTACGCGTTGCCGCTGGTCATACCTGACCGCCCGTGGAACCAGACGCTGTTGCTCAACATGGCAGCTTGTGACTTTGCTTCCCCCGCCGGGAGCCCGTTCATGCAGGCGTGCTTCTCGGCACTGCCGGGGGACTTCAAGAACGCTCTGGGTACCTCCCGGTCGGAGGGAACGAGCGTGTTCAGCATGGTCAACGTGACCGCGCACCACTTGGATCCGGGTGAGACCGTGTACTTCAACATCCGGCTATGGTCCAGCGACCTCCAGCGCGTCACGACAGACAAGCCCCATCAGGTGCGGCTCGGCGGCGGGTGGCCCAGATAACCATGGCCCTCTTGTCCATCGAAGTAACCCTCCGGCTCCCGCCGGAGATCATCGCGGCTCTGGCCGCACTACTGAAGAAAGGTGACATCATCATGAACGATCTGAAAGCTCTGCAGGACGCGATGGCCGCACTGGAAGCCAAGGTCACGGAAACGAACGCCACCCTCACGGGTCTGGCGCAAGCGGTCGTGGATCTCAAGGCCTCCGGTGACGTCCAGGCGGGCATCGACGCGCTGACGACCAAGGCTCAGACCATCCTGGACAGCCTGACCGCCGCCGAAGACGCCGCCGACGACCAACTCCCCACGCCGCCGACCCCGTAACCACGGCTGACGACATCATCAGACCTAGGCGCCCGGATTCACGGGCGCTCACCCCCAGGAGAATCAAGCATGCCGAAGACCCGCGCATTTTCACGTAAGCCCGTCCCCGGCTACGGCGATTCACGCTACAAGGCCCCGGTCGTCGAAGAGACGATGGTCATGAAACTCCCTCAAGAGCCGGTCGTCACGGTGCCGCCTGAGCCGCCGGTCATCCAGCCCGAGCCGGAGAAGGTGGAAGACAAGCTCGAAGAGGACAAGCTCGAAGAGGACAAGCTCGAAGAGGACAAGCTGGAAGAAGACCCGCAGGCCGACCTCCTGCTGCCTGACGGCATGGATCGGTGAATTGTCATGGGCGTGCGCTTCGACGAGGCCCGCATTGAGATCGACTGGGACGCCGACTTCGTAGGTTGGCGTACCATGAAGTTCGCGGTAAAGTTTACCGACCAGAACGATCCGCTGCTTCTCGCGCTGCGCCAACGCTACGAAGAGCAGCGCACCGCCGCTGTCAAGGCCAGCACTGGAGAAGGTGACCCCTTCGGCGGCACGATGTAACGGTTCCCCTCCACCCGAAAGCCAGTTCGCCACTCCTCGGGCTTTGACTGGTTGCCTAACGGCTAGGGTGATTTTATTGCAGCGCAGCACTAGCAGCGTGGTCCGGACCATGGGGTGCCCTGCCTAGGTCCGGACCATGGGCTAGCCTGCCCACGGGCTAGCCTGCCAGCGTACGCTTTGCAGGGGCCTGCGGGCCTAGCTGGCGGGCCTACCGGGCGCGCTAGGGGCCTGCCAGCCGGGCCAACGACCCTAGGGTAAACCCTAGCAGGCCCGCAAAGGGGCTTAAACGGGCCTACAGGCGCACGGGTCGGCTACAAGGTAGGGGGGTGGCTTACACCTGCCAGCGTAAGCCGCACGGCCCCATTGCCAGCGGCGCAGGCCCCGTGCCACGGGCAGGCCCGCACCATAACCAAAGGCCCCTAGCACTTTCGCACTAGGGGCCTTGGGCCAGCTACGGTAGGTTCAGCATGCTGGCAATGCTGGCAGTGGCAGTGACTACCTTCTGGCGCGTTGCCCTTACACACGAGACGCGCGGCTTCGTCATGGCGGAGGGTCTATGCCGGGACCTTCCTGTGATCCACCAAGGGCTAGCGGGTACGTAATTGTAGCACGGGGTTTGCCCGGAGTGTAGCGAGTTGGTTCAGCCTACTTGCACTTCTACAACCCGGTACTCCCTGCTCGGGTTGATCTGTTTAAAGCACTGCGCTGAGTCCTCCGCGGTTTCGCGCAGACGGTAGGTGCATACTTCGCCCCATGCGGTCCATACCGTTTCCTCAGAGAAGTTGCAGCCATCGTAGCATCTGCGTTGCGGGTCGGTGTTGATCACGATCTGCTTGCGCACCTGAAGTTGGTACTTGGTCGTAGCGACATCCATGTCAACCCCGCACTTGCCGCTGGAGCCCGATGCCGCCGCCGTACTCGAAGCCTTGATGGTAGCCCTCGGTTCGCGGCTTCTGCTGCCTGCTGGTGCGGGTCTTGAGCTTGCCGACCGTTTCCTGGATGTAGAGATCGTTCAGCCTGCGCTCGTTCTCGTACACGCTGGCCAGCACGATTGCTGTGCCGGGGGTCTTGGCTGCGGCCTCGGCGGGCGCTTGTTCATTGGCTGCTGCCGCCCTCAGCTCCTTGCACCGGCGGGCGACGTGGATCATCGCACCCTTGCAGAAGTCACGCCAGTACGTGCCGCGCGGGGTCTCGCCAATCGCCACCGCACGTTTCGTGGCCTCCCGGTTGATGCTGCCGATCACGTACTGCACCATCTCCACCGCCGTGAACACGTTGGCTTCGCTGCCGACGAAACAGTACGTGGCATGCTTGGGCTTGTACGGCACGAAGAAGAACGAGCAAAAGAACAACTCCCCAACGCACATGGCCACCGTACGCATCCAGGCGAACTCACGGAGATTGAAGGCGCCGTCGGTGCGCTTCTCGCCCTTCTGGGTGCCGCCGTCGTTCACGTCCGCCTGCGCCATCGTGAGATTGTACTTGGCCAGCGTGGCATGCGCCATGCGGAGCGCGTTGTCGCGCTCTCCATCCGTGGCGGCAGCGTCGTTCGCCAGCCGCATCATCTTGCGCACGCGTTCCAGGACTCGTTGCTTGTCGAATTCTTGTTCCATCTTAGGTCTCCTTGGTAACTACGGGTTAATCAGAGTACAACCGACCGAGCATTACAGAACCCAGAACCCCGAACATGGACAGAACCATCATGCCTGCGTGCCCGTTGTAGGCCCACGCTACGGAGTTCGCGATCCACATTGCGATGTTGAACATAATGTCCGGGCGCATCATGACTGGCCCCCGAGCAAGATGTTGCGACGGGCGTGCTGGTTGAGTTGCTTCCAGGTGACGCCGTCAAAGCTGATGGAGACCCGGTCACCGCTGAACACGATCATGCGCTTGCGGGTGCCGGGCTTGTGCAGTTCCGTAGACCGGCTGGAATGGTCCACGTATACCCACCCTTGCTTCACGAGTGCGTTTTCGTACTCGCCGCGCATCTCCACGTTGCCCCCCGTGCTGGCGGGGCCACGAAAGATCGCGATGGCGGCGTCGAGGTGACGGGTCTTGGACATCACATCTTCCCGATCTTGGTGGGCTGAAGAAGTGAGATCTTGGTTTCCGGCGGGTACACGGGTTCAACGGTGGTAGTCCAGCCTTCCACGTTGTCCCACGCCTGCGCGTCCGCCTCGGCCCGTGCGAACTTGGTGTACGGTCCGAAGACTTGGGTTACGCCCGGATGCGCCTTGAAGCAGACGACCACGTACATTTCTTGCAGTTTGGGCAGCAAGTCATCGAGGGTAGATCGGATAGAGGGCATGACGTTATCTCCCTAGGACGCGCGCCGTTCTTCGGCACGCAACTCTTCAGCTTTCTTGATCCGGATGCCGCCGATCTGCTTGGTGTAGGTGGCTTCCAGCTTGAGGTTGCGGATGTTGACCACTTCGATCGTGCGGCCAACCTTCAGGTCCCGCCGACAGATCACGACCGCCGCGTCGTGCGCGTTTTCGATCCAGCGGTACCACCGGCCCATGATCAGCTTGTAGGTTCCGCTACGCGAGACATCGTACAGCCGATACGGGCGGAGGGTCTCTTTGTCCTTGTCCAGCACTTCTTTCAGGTCCGACATGTTTCAGCTCCTTATGGTCGTTACGACGTTGTACTACTTATTCCTCCGGCAGCAGAGTCCCGTCAAAGCCGGAGTCTTCCAACATGCGGTTGTGGATCTTGGCCAGTTGGATCAGGGCTTTCCGGTTGAAGGAAGTGTTGCCCCCGAACTCTTTCAGGGCCTTTTGGTGCAGCCTCCACTCGTCGCGGAGAGACTGGATGGCGGTACCGAGCGCAGCCTCGCGCGGGGTTTCGTTGTGCTCGTTTCTCACTTGGCACGCTCCTTCTTGGCGTTGAGCCTGCGCAGCTTGCGACGCGCGTTGCGGGTGTCACGCCACGCGCGCAGGTCCGCGGCGGACATTGCCTGAAGTCGTTGCTTCCGCTTGTTGCGGCGGGCCACCTTGTCTGCCATGGTGCGAACGCGCCCCTTACTGCGCGGTGCGACCTTGGATGGAGTCATGTCCAGCAGGTCATCCAAGGTGTCCTCCACCATGGGGTCCTGTCCCCGCTGGAGCCGGGTAAGTATGCGGTACGCGCTGTCGGCGTACACGGCACCGGGCTTGAGGAACACCTGGATGCCTTTGTCCACCGGGTAGATGGGGCCGATGCGGTGAGGCAAGTGGGCGCGCTCGAACAGAAGGTCGAAGTTGCCTACGTTGAATTTCTTGACGACGCGGCTACCGCCCGTGGGCGAGAACATGATCGTCCAGACGGATTTGTCATCGCGGTGGTACGCGAGCGCCGCGCGCAGGCATTGCTTGCCGTTCATCCTGCCGATATACATGCCCGGGAAGTCGGGGGTCGGCTTGACATCCAGGAGCGCCGCAAGACCGGCGTCGGTGGGCGTCATGTCCAGCGGGTCGTGCTCTCGGCGCTTGGCTTTCGTGGGCGCAACCGGCTTTGCTGCTTTCTTGCTAACTGCCTTCTTCACTGCTGGCTTGGCCATGATGTTTATCCTTGTGGTGGCGGGCTAGACACTGCGCCTAGCCACGCCTATAACTATACACGAGGTTGTGGAGAATTACAAGGGGTGTAAATGGTGGTCAAACTCACCGGCGTCCAGCATGGCCGCGAACAAGGCTAGCGCCGTAGCGCGGCAGTCTGCAGTCACGAAGTAGTTAGGTGCGTCTCCGCCGTAGCCCTCGAAGGCTGCGACCATAGCGTCTTCCTCGTTGAACGGCATGCCCCACGCACCACCCCAGAGCGCACCACAAGTTTCTTTGCCGCAGTAGTCACGCGGGGCGAACAAGTCGTTGTATTCTTCGACGAGATTGTCCAGAACAACGCCCCGGTACATACGCTCTTCGTCTAGGACTTTGTTTATCGCGTCTTCTAGTGCGTAGCACGATCCTCCCTGGACGCCGCGCTCCGCCTGCGCGCAGATAGAAGCCACGAGATCTCTCCGCAGGGTATCCGGGCGTTTCATTTCTTGGCGCTCCACCACCGTTGCGGCGCGACCTTGATCACAGTGTCGACCTCCACCGTGGTCTTCTTGGCCTCCTGCTCGCGCTGCACAGCCCCTTCGCGTTCCAGTTGCCGGTACGCGCGGCGGATGGTCTTCCGGATGTCGGTGCTGGCGGAGTTCGTGTACTTGAAACCGGGGTGCAGGATATGTTTCTTGGTACCCTTCATGTTTCTCTCCCTCGTGAGAAAAGGGGCGCACGCATGCGCCCCTTGTTTGCCCGATGATTGGACTACGCCGCCGCCAGTTCCGGCGTCTTGCTCTTCTTGGGGGCCGCAGCCGCCGGGATGAACCCGCGCGCCAGTTCCCACAAGCCGGTGTTGACGCTAACGAGCTTGCGCACATCGTTCAACTGGCGGGTATGCGTGGCGCGGCCGAGCGCGCTCTTGCCCGTCAGGCCACCCTGGATGAGGTTCTCCTGGATGACGTTGAACGTGGTCCACAGGTCCGCCGTCTTGTCCTCGGTGCGGCGCGGCACGAGAAGCTGATCCGGCGTAATGGTGGTCTTCATCGTGGCCTTCTGGGCGCGGTGCTCCTCCATGTACCGCAGTTCCAGTGCCTTGGCCGCGAACGTAGCCCGCTGTGGGTCCGTGAGCTTGACCGCGCGCATCTCGCGGACGTACCGGAGCGCGTGCGTTCCCTGCTCCAGCGTGCGGTCGACCTCCGCCAAGATGGCGTTCACGTCGCCGATGTGGCGCTTCACCATGCGGACCGCGTTGTCCGCGACGATGAGCCCGTTCGAGCAGATGAGGCGAAAGAGCCCGTAGTGCATCTTCGCGGCGCTCCGCCCGTTGTGCGCGTTCTCCCAGACCAGTTCCTCGATCAGGTCGTTCACCTCCATCTTGCCCTTCTTGGCGCGCTCTTCCAAGTCCTTGCGGAAGGCGAAGCGAACCATGTGCCGCGCCACCGTGGGGTCATCCGCCGACTTGCGTTGCGTGGCGTCCACCGGCACGAGGCCGATCTTGTCGAGCGTCTCCATCACCTGGAACGTGGGGACGAAGGTGTACGTGTCCGACATGCGCGTTGCCTTGTGCTTCCCGAACACCGACGGCGCGCGTTCCTTGATTTCGGCGAGCGTCATGGGGCGGCGGGCGGACATGCGGGCGGTTTGAACAGTTGCCATTTTGTTTCTCCCTAGGTTGGGGGTTTGTGATTGGCACCGCGCCAACCACTACCTCCACTATACACGACCCCTAGTAAAAAGCAATAGGGGGCGCAAGGCCCCCCAAAACATGGAGTTAGCGTTTCGTGTTCAATCCTGGTTAACGTACGCGCGGCTGGCCTCGGTTGCTTCGTGAACAGCACCGGCATCGTCCGCCAGTGCGCGGCAGGCATGGTAGCCGTGCGGGTTCATGTCAGGTGGCGTGTAGAACTTTTTGCCGCACTCCCGGCACGTGAACAGGTAGCCTTCCTGCGGCGCACCCTCGAACACGAACTGCGTCCAGCCGGTGGGCATGACCTCTCCGAGCCGGTAGCCTTCCGTATTGGCCAGCGGCGGGTACGCGAGCGGCGTATCCAGCGCGATGGTCTTGGGGGCGCCCAGATGGATGACCCGGACCCCTGACTTCTGAAGCGAAGACGCGGCGGCTTCAGCATTCGTGAGATCGAGCGGCTCGCCGGGGGTTTCTTCGGTATGCAACTCGATGTACTTGTCCAGGAAGTGGCGGGCCTTATTCAGGTCCTCCACACCGTTCTTGAGCTTCCAGCGCTCCACGTACTTCGTGATCGCCGCCTGGAAGTAGTCGAGGCCGAGCCGGTGGACGCGGTCCCAGTGCTCCTCTCCTCCGTTCTTGTAGTGATCGCCACCGATTTGGACTTGGTTCGCCTTAGACACGAGTCTTAACTCCTTTCGTATGTTGGATTGCTTTGTGCAGCTTTGCGTTGAACGAGAGCGTGTGCTTGGTGGCTGGAGTCGGAACAGTCGGGACCGGCACCCGTTCCAAGAAGCGGATGGCAGACTCTGCTTCTTCCAGCGACACAGTCAAGATCACCAATTTGGCCATGCGCCCTCCGTGAGTTCCAAACCGAGCAGCCTTTGGCTCATGCCGTGCATGAGCAAGTCCACACGCTCGTCGATGGTATTGTTCACGAACACCTTGTCGCGAACACCCTGCGCCATCTCGAACGCTTTGCGCGCGATCTGAAGCATAGTGCGGTTGCCCATGTCTACTTCATCCAGGGCATACATCACCAAGTCTGCGCGATCGCACAGCGCCACCACCATCTGGTCGCCGGCGCTGATGCCGTTGGGGATGCCGTGTTCGAGGAAGAACGAGTCCTCCATGCGCTCCATTGCCGCCGCCAGCACACGGTCAGCGTGCTTGACGTCTCCGGGCATGTCACCGGTCCAAACTTCCGGGACGTCGTGGACCAGCAGGGCATGCGTAAGGGACGGCGGAGGATATCCCGGCGCGTACAGCCAATGGAGGATGACCATGGCCCGCCACGTATGCGCCCCGACCGTCTGTTGCTTAATTGTGGGCAGGGTATGGCACCGAATTACGTTGCCGCTGGCCAGCACGACTCCTAGGGACTGCGGGTTCATTGCTTGGCCTCCGACTTGGCCTTGCGCCGCAGGAGCCATTGCGTGCAGGCTTCTCGCCAGTCAGACGCCATGATGTGCGCAGCATGGGTCAACGCCATGCCGTAGTCTCGCCGCTTGTAAGCCGCGTACGAGAGCCGCATCGGCATGGCGACGTCGTTGAAGAACCCGTTGAGGTACCCGATGCTGTCCCACGAGTTGTTCAAGAAGACGTACAGGTCCTTGTTCCAAGAGCCGGAGTTCTCCGTGGAAATGCCGAGCGGGTAGAACGTAACCGGCTTGACATGGTCCGTGTCGTACGGATCGTAGTAGTCAGACTGCGCCGCCAGCACCCGCGCGGTCGCTTCTGCATCCGGGTAGATGTGCGCGTTGTTGCTCATCTGCGCGTACCACCCGGTCTTGAACCCTACCAGACCGGCGAGGTATTCCTGGAGCATGCTGAATTGTACGACGTTCGCACCGTAGGCCCCCCAGATCATGTCGTTACTGCGGTTGGCCACTGTGAGGTTAAGCCTGCCGTTCTGGATGCCGAGGAACAGCGTGCAGTTACAGGGCATGTCCTTGCCCTCGTAGTCGTAGTCCATCTCACGGTCATAGATGGCCAGCACCGCGCGGGTCGTGTCTGGGTCTTTCTTCAGCCGCTCGACGACGGTGTTGAGTTGCCCGCCGATCCGGAGCCGGTACCCATAGGCCCCGTGGAAGTCCTGCCCATCGTCGCTGTATTCCGCGATCGTGGGCAACCATTGAGCGAGCCATGGCACATCGCTGCGCCCGCCGATGATCCACAGGCTTTCCATGAAGTGGAAGTACGGGTTGGCGTCTCGGACGGCGTCGAACAGCACGCGCTCTCGCGGGTTTTGGTACGTGGTCACGATCGGCATGGGGTACTGCAAACGGCGTTGACCACGGGTCTTGGCCTCGATCAGCTCGCCGTTCTTGGCACGCATGCGGAAGTGCATCATGCCGACGCTAAAAGCTTCGTTAATGTTACGACAGATCAAAGAGAGCACGGGCAATAGCTCCTGGAGTTATTACGGCAACGGGACGGTGGATGGGTGATACATGGAACGCGGCTTGCCTTGGTTATGCAGAACTCGTTCGTACTTGTCAAACTCGCAAAGACAGTTCTGCAGGTCTTGCAAGTGTAGCTTCCCTACCATCGGGAGCATTCGGGCGGCTTCCTCGCGCAGTTGGTACAGCGACTTAGCGAAAGCGTCGTTAGTCCATTGGGCGTGCAGTTCCTCGCCACGGATGCGGTTCAGCCCACGCTGGCTACCGGGTCCCGGGGCCACGAAGTTCATCCAGTCCGGGGCGTGGCATAGCATGTTGGTGTACTTCACGTCGGCTACGACCTGCGCGGCCATGAAGCTACCGATACCATTCACCCCACGCAAGGCTTCGTAGAACGTCTGGCAGGTCCGGCGGGCGGCAATGCGCTTGTGCAGGTCAATCCACGCGCGGTCGAACAGGCCCAGAACGTGGTCCACCTTGCTGCCGGTAGCCCCGTTCGTACTCACGATGTACGCGCCAGTGAAGATGCGCGACCCGTGCTTTTCCATGTCCTTGAGCTTGATCGCGAATTCGGGCTTGCGGCTCGTGGTCCACGGTTCGGGGTAGCCGCAGTATTCCAGCGTGTTCGGCCAGTTGATGAAGCGGGCGATGATCATCGCGTGCCACACGTTCGGGTCGTCGTAGCTCCGCCAGTTCTTCGCGATCCAGCGCGTGACCCGGTCATTTTCCCTCTCAATATTGCAGAAACGGTACTTGCGCAGAATGGGGTCGTTGGTAAGCCGCGCCTTGCCAGACTCTTTGCGTTTGCGAATACGTTCCCTCTCATCTATAAAATAGACAAATCGATCGATAGGGGTGCTACCTTCGTGTGGGTATTTAGTCATTTTGCTTTCCGATAATGATTCGGGTTTTTGCCGTAGAAGAAATTCTTCTTGCCCCAACAGGCTACATGCCTGCCCTTACGAACCATATCCTGACTGTTATCTAGGGCGGTGCCGATAGCTAGATGTAAAGGATTCACACATCTCGGGTTATCGCACAAGTGCATTACTTGTTTGCCCGGAGGTATTTGGCCGAAGTAGTAGGCATAGGCCCATCGGTGCGCCTTCCACATACGACTACCATCGCGGAACTGACCATAGGGCAGACCCGTAGATAGGACTGAACCTTTCCAGACCCAGCACCCCTTAGTCTTTTCGACTTTAGCAAAGAAGCGGATCTCCGCTGCGACCGGTGGCCTGCCTATCATCACAGTTCCAGTATGCGCTTCGCGCCTTCGGTTGTCAAGCCATAGTTCTGCATGCAGTAGCTCAGGGCATTGTCCCACCCGAAGCCGTAGATGGGCAGGCCCGCCGCCGCGAGGTTCTCGAACCACCCGTCACAGCTTCGTTGCTTCTTGCGCAAGTTGCCGGGGTCGTACTCCTTCTCGTTGCCCGCCAGCATGCGCCGCCGCAGCACGTTCTGGACCGACTGGTAGAACCCGATGTCCAACCGAATGAACCGCACGCTGGCTCCGAGCTTCTGGGCCTTGCGGGTCAGGGTCTTGCAGGTCTCGACTCCCGGTGACATGAGCCCCTCCACCAGCACATCGTACCCGTCCTTGAGCAAGGCTAGGGCAGTGGTCGGGACGAGCGCGTAAGGTTGCACGCCGTCTGCTCCTCCCGTCAGCGCGCGGTACTTGCCTACGCACGCCAAGCGTCTCCAACTGTAGGTGCAGTGCGCCCCCGTGGCGGCATGCGGCTTGATATCCTTGATGCCGCCGGCGCACATCAGCAAGTAGCGAGCGAGCGTGCTCTTGCCGCTGCCGTTCGTGCCATGCACGTAGATCAGCTTCAGTGGCCGAGCTTGGCCAGAACTTCTTGTTGCCATTGATCCATCTCCTTCCGACCTACGTTAGTGAACGCGTGCAGCGAGCTGAGCATCTCTTCTGCGGTCTTGCTCGGCTTCGCTAGCAGGCTGCGCGTCGCTTTCGCCGTGCGGCTGTAGGGGCACCACTTGCCATTGCGATATTGCTTGTAGACGCAGCACACCGTTTCGGCCTCTTGCATGTTCATGGGCCGATCGTACCACGGCGGGGACTTCATACCTGCATCGTTCAGGTAGCGGGCAATGCGGTTGTAAGTGTGCAGCACCGTTGCCTCAGGCGCAATAAGGAGCGCCCCCTGCTGAGGCACCTTCGGGCTCTTCGCAGCAGCCTCGTCCGGGAAGGCGCAGGGCAAGCGGAACACCCGCTCCTGTACGTCCGCAAACTTCCACACGAAGTAGTCGCCGATCAGGGCAACGGTCTTGGCTTTCTTCGCTACTACGAAGTAGTCACTCCCGGTCATGTGGTCTACCATCGCCTCCGGCTTGGGGAACATGGTCTGCCAGGAGTCCATGGCTTTCAAGCCAGCGTTGCCTCGGAAGTGGCGGCGTTCACTGGCCCGCTTGGCCGTCGGGTACTCGCTGCGCAGGTAGTCCCAGAAGTAGCGCCCATGGTACTCGCTGGCGGCTGCTGCGATCCCGGGATTGTAGAACGCGCACCATGCGGTCATGAACCGTTTCTTCTGGTCGTCCTTGATGTTGGCGCGGGCCAACAGCATGTAGCCGGGGTCCGCGTCTTCGAGTTTGAACATTATCTTGGCGAACTTCTGCCAAGACATAGGCTCCCTGCCGTCCTTGCAGTCGTACGGGGTCATGATACGCTTGGCCATAGGTTACTCCCTTATCGCGGCCAGTGCCCGCCGGTCCTGACCGCCTTCACACCCACGTAGCTGATCGACCCCGACCAGAACGCGATGTTGAAGAACAAGACATCGCCACCCTTCACGCCCGCAGCCGTGCAGTCATCGATGTACGTGGTCGGTTGGTTGCCTCCACCGGCCTCGCCGACCTTGGACGCCCAATCGCCCGCGACGCGCGAAAACCACGCGACCATGCCAACCGACGGCCCGCCCCATTCCGCGGGGGACATGTCGAGGCGCTTGGAGTCTGCCCACGGCTCGGCAGGCAGGCGGCACCGCAGCGCGTAGAGCCGCGACGCGTCGATATTCGACACGATTTCTTGCGGATCGCTTGCACGGAACTCACGCGAGTCAACGACGACTGGCCCGAACGTACCGTTGGGCCACGGTGCCGTGGAGGACGGAGGCGGCGTCACCCCGGCGTCGAAGGTGGCTAGCGCGGCGTTGAGATTACCGGCTAGGTTCGCCATCTCCGTTTGCTCCTGCGGAGTGCCATTGATGCCGTGGTGGTTGACCAAAGCAGAGAGCGTGTTGATCTGGCTGCGCAGGACGCCATTCGGTACAGGGATGCGTTCGGACATAGTCTATCTCCAATCGACAAGTGTCATAAGCCCAAGGAGCATTATGAGTGCTCCGGTCGATACGCCCGCAATGAAGATTTCTATTGAGGTAGGCGTCTCTTCGGTTTTCACGGCAGTAGGATCCTCAGTGTTTTGTTGACACGGCGGGCGTACCGTATGGTCGCCCATGTTCCCGACCGCAAAATCTCGTAGCGGGTGTTAGGCGTAGCGATCATGAAATCACAGCGGTCGACTATGCGGCGGTTACGGTCCATCGGCGCGGCGGGCAAATCGATAAACGTGCCAGATCGGTATGCCCGCAGGTAGGTATGTCGGGACGGATAGATGTATACGGCGCAGCGGGGCAAATGTTGGGAGATCCAATCGTGAGCCTCGGCATCCGCCCCCAAGCAATCACCATGGTTAAATACCTCGATCTCGTGCTCCTGGTTCAGCTTGGTCACTAGCTTTGCGAACGCCTCGACTTGGAGTGCTGACATGCCGTGCCGTGTGCCTGTGAAGCCGAGGACCATGATCTTACTCCTGTTAATTAGACATGAGGCTTAAAGCACGGGCTAAGATGTTATCCGCGCGTTGTTTCTCGTCGGCGGTTACTGGTGGCCCGCGTCTCCCACCTTTGCCCCATGTATCATAGTGTTCGTTGTTCGTGCTACCTCCTCGGTCTTTCCCCTGCGTAGTTTTCACGATTCGATCGTACAGTCTCTTGCGCACGCCTGCATGATTCTTAAACCCCTCGTCACAATACGAGGCAATATGCTCGAAAGCTTCGGGGTAGTACGTTTTCATGTCGTCGGTAAGCCGCCCCGCCAAGCTATTCGGTCCGTAGCCGCCGTAGTCCGCATGATCTGCGAATTGCGGGTTGCGGTTGCGGAGACCAGTCTGACCCGCGATTATGTATACTTTGATCTCTTTTGAACGCCAAGGATAGATATGAGTCTTACGTCTTGGCTTGGAAGTATCCAATTTGAGCTTGACCCCGAATTTGCGCGGTTTCCGTGGGGTCGGCTTTTTCTTAGAGTACAGTTCAGCCATGGTGTTGCTCCTCTCAGTTAGTAACGACGTTTCCTGCGGTACTCCCTCAACGCATCCAGAAGGGCGGACTGGCCTTGGAGCCGCCGGGTCCTGCTCTCGCGGATAACTTCGTCCACCGTGTTACGGGCGGTGATGTAGTTGGAAATCACGTGCGGGCTGCGCTGGTCCGGGCGGCGCAGGCGCGCGATGAGCTGATTGTGCCTGCCGCCTGACCAGATCTGGCTGAACCAAGTGATAATGTGCCCGCCGAACTGCATGTTGAGCCCATGCGACACGTTCTGTGGGTTCATGAACAGCAGTGGTAGCTTGCCCGCGTTCCACAGGTCCTTGCACTCCACCACGTTCTTCTTGGTCATGAACATGGCTTCGGGGTACGCTTTGCGCAGGCGTTCACGATCGTGTCGGAACCAGTACGCAACGATCATCGGATTACCTACGGCACTTTCCACGATCTCAGCCAAGGCGTTGAGCTTGGCCTTGTGTATCTCAGTCCAGCTATCCCGTGCCTCCGGGTCATCATAGATAGCTCCGTTGGCCAACTGCCAGCACTGGCCGCTCAGCACTGCCGCGTTCGCTGCTTCGACTTCTTTCAAGTTGTCCAAGCGGATGAACATCTCCCGCTCGTGTCGGCGGTACAGTTCCATCGCCGTGGGCGGCAGGTCCACGTAGATATCGTTCGGGACCACCTTGGGCAACTCTAGCCAGTCGTCGCCATCCAGTCGGATAACGCAGTCGCTGATCAGTTCGTAGATCAGGCGCTCGGCTCCGGGGCGTGGCTCGTAGCGGAACCCGTTGTAGTCAGCCTGCTGGAAGAACCGGCCACGGTAGTTCTCGAAGCTGGACCCGAGCCGCGCGCCTTTATCCAGCACGTAGAGTTGCGGCCACAGGTCAAACAGGCTGTGAGCCGCCGGGGTGCCGGTCTGGATGATCCGGTACGGAACCCATCGCATGACTCCATAGCGTATGGCCCGGAACCACGCCCCCCTGCCCTTTACGTGCTCGCTCTCGTCCAGGACCATTACGCTAGGTGCCCAGTCGGGTCGGACGAGGGTCTTGCGCCCCTTGGTGGCCTTGCGGCGGCTACGCTTGCGCGGCAGTGCGCCGTATAGCCATGGGAGCAAGGTATAGCTTATGACCTTGATGTCGGTATCCTCCTTCAGCATCTCGAGGCGGCGGTTGGGCCGCTTGTGCTCTACGAGAGTGAAGGTAAGATCCTTCAAGTGCGCCCACTGTTTAGCCTCGTCCTGCCATGTGGACTTGGTCACGGACAATGGTGCGATCACCCACATGCCATGCGGGGCCTTGCCTTGTGTCTTGAGATTGACGTAGGCAGTGAGGGTGATCGCGGTCTTGCCCAAGGACATATCCACGAATAAGCCAACTTGCTTCTTCGTGACGATGTCCAAGCTCGCACGAGCTTGGTACTTCCGCAGGTCTTTACGAGTGCGCACGAAGTTCCGAAGTGTGACGGCCGAAGGTAAAGTGCTCGACGGCAGTGAACCATCGTGGCGAGAGCCGCTTGGTCCACCGCATCTGCATCTTTGTGGCCTTGTAGTGATAGTAATTGCGGTAGGATTGCAGGATCGAGAGCGGGTTGACGTACTCGTCGGGCATCACCGCGATATGGCCGGTCTTGCGGCCTTTGGCTGCGCGCATGCTGAAGGGGGCATGGGTCATGCGCATGATGTCGCTCTCGTAGGCATGGTATCGGCCATACCTGTGAGTGTATTCTCGGAGCAGTGCGCGGGCTAGGGAGTGCGTCCAGCGATAGTTGCCGAGCGACGCGCCTACCCATTGGGCGCAGGGATGATGCAAGTGGCGGGTACGCGGCTTGAGGATCGCCATCGGCGGCACACCCTCGCCGTTTAGTACGTGAGCAATGGCGAGCAGTTCTGCGGTCTCGCCAATCTGGCTTATTACATGCTTGTCACAAAGAGCGCGAGCAGCCGCGCCCGGTTGTGTCTCCACAACGAAAATTTGCACTGGACTTCCCCTCGGGCAATAGTGGGCAAATAAGCGACAGGCACTACACCTGCCGTGCCGCTAGTATAGCCAGTCCGCGCAGGTATGTAAATATTTGAGTCCAGTTGGTACCGTCGATCACCATTACCTTGTGCCCCCTGCGGCGGAGCCACTTGTGCTTTCTGATCTGCTCCGGGCGGGGCTTCTCCCCTGGACGCTTCACTTCCGCCCAGACCACGACCGCGTTCGGCAACACGATGATGCGGTCCACTTCTCCGCGGTAGCCAGTGTTCCGCAGCTTGATGGCGCGCCCATTCAGCTTACGCACCATCAAGCGCAGTTTTCGCTCGACACTGGACTCTCGCATAAACCTAGCCCTTCATGGTCGCGAGTTCCGGAACCTTGCTGAACAGGTTCTGATCTTCCAGACGCTGCCGCATCGCGGTATAGCGCGAGCGCAGTCGGGTGATCATTTGTACCCGCTTGCCGGTCTTCAGCTCGATGCTGATGAGCTTGCGCAAAATCAGCAAAGACTTCTCGCTGTCTTGCAGTCCCCGAATGTAGGCGTGCGTCTTCAGCCAGTTGGACAGGTGCGGCTGGAAGACTTCGACATCCCGGGGCGTGAAGACGACCGTGATGTCCGTGGTGCTGGCTAGCTTGACTTTGCTCATGCTGTTCTCCTCATCCTTTGGTGTAGCGTTCACATACAAAACCTTCTGCTCCCAGTGGGATATCCTGCGCCCACCGGGGCATCTTGCAGATTACCTTCTCCAACTCTTGAGCGCTACCCTCTCCATGCTTGCGCAGGGTAACGATCTCGTCGTGGATGCTGGCCAATACCGGGTAGCCCGCCTCCTCCGCCGCCATCATCCCCTCCATCAAGATGTCCCGTGCGATGCTCTGCACTGCATTCTCTACGAGCTTGCCGCCATACGTGGGGGTACGCACGACGCGCCCCTTGTAGGTGGAACTATAGGAAAGCTGGAGCTTGGGCTTCCCGAATTTTACAACTGTGTCCACCTGTGGCGCATAATAGTGTAAACGACGCCCACTTGGCAACACCATGAGCAGCCAGTCCCGCCACGGCTCAAAGTAGTAGTCACGGTTCTTCGTGACCTGTACCTGCTTCCCGGTCTGCATGGCGCGGACGGCGGCGTCTTCCGAGTCGTACCAGAGTTGCACCGTGTTACGACTGTCATCCCGGAATGCCTTGATAGCTTTCTTGGCGAAGTCAAGCGTAATGAATATCTCTTCCTTCTCGCAGTGCTCCACCAGACGCGGCGGGCCGAGCTGATAGCCTGCCCCAAGGCGTAGGTTCTTGCCAATTCTTCGTTGCTCCGAATTCACTTCCGAGACTGGTATGCCGTACAAGACGCTCGCCATCATCTTGTAGGTATCGACCTTGTTCCGGAACGCGATGAGCAGTTTGCCCTCATTCGCTAGCCACGCCAGGATACGAGCCTCGATAGCCGCGTAGTCCGCGACCGGGAACCAATACCCTTCCGGCGCGCGTATGAAGCCACGCATGCTCTGCGCCAGCATGCTCATGGGGCCTTGAAGGGGCTGCTGCCCACTGATCTTGTCCGGAGGCCGGTGCCATAGCAGCGAGTAGGCTAGCTCCGCGTCTCCGGTCGCGAAGATATCCAGAACCATACCGGCTATCTTCGCTTGCTCTTTCTTGTCCGTGGACAGCAGACCCCGTGGGAAGTTGTGGGGCTGGATCAGCTTGCCGGAATAGCGCCCGGTGTGCGCGCCGTAGTAGAGCAGAGTGCCGTGCGCTCGTCCCGTGGAGCAAACGACTTCTTGCATCGCCTTGATCTTCTTCGTGCTGGCCCTGCTAGACTCCAAGCGCAGCGCGAGAACGGTGGCTACCTTGGGCGGCAAGTTCCCCTCGCGCAGCGCGGTCTCGATGGTCTTGAGCTGAAGATTGGGCAGCGCGCAGTCCTGCGTCTCCAGCCACTCCCGTATCTTCACGACCTGCGTTGGGTTGCACCCCGTGATCTTAACCGTCTCTTCTCGGGATATCTTCTCGAGATCGGTAGCAGCCTTGGCCGCGCCTTCCAGTGTCTTGAGGTCGAGCGGCAGGCCCCGGTCGTTGACGCGGGCCGTATACTGGAAGTACCTCCATTCGCGGCTGGTCAGATCCGGTATCGCGTCGTCGAGCGCCTTCTCGGCTACGATGTCTTGCTTGTTGTACTCCAGCAGAACTTGCCACGCTTCCGGGTCATCCTTGGGGTAGACTCGCGTGGCGTCGTTGTTCTTCGTGGGCTTGCGCGGACGGCTGAACTTACGCAGTACAGCCGCGCCACGGGGGTCCTTGCGGATCGGATGCCCTAGTGCTGCCAGTGCTCCGTCCAAGCTACGGGGTAAGCCTGCGGCGGCGGCACGCGCGGCGGTGCAGCGGTACCGGGCGCGTTGCACGTTAACCGCAAGGCATTCAATAAGTATGCGTCTCTCAAACTCTGCGTTGTGCGCCACGATAAATACATCATTGTTTGACAGAGCAGAAACAAGATCACGAGGCATGTTGCGATTAAGATGCGGTTGCCACTGGCGGATCGGGCCGTCGTCGAGCGAGTACGCAGCCATGAGAACTTCGGTACTTTCATGTTCAGCATAGCGGTAGGCTCCGGCGACCCGCAGGTCGATAAGCGAAAACGTCTCGAAGTCCAAATGCAGGAAGTGATGGCGGTGATTAGGCAATCGGTACACCATGTTAGCCGTCCGTGAGTGCATCGATGATCGCGAACATCGGGAATCCATCCACCTTGTCAGTCTTCGGCCGCGCGCCGTATGACTTGGCGCACTTGCGCTTGTAGTGGTCGATCCACTCATCGAGCGTCCAGCCTTGCTCGACGATGCCAGTGCAGATGTCATCCCAGAGATCGGTGCGGCAAACCCACCACCATTCGTTCTGGTACCACATCTGAAGATCGGTGTGCTGCCCCCACCCGTGGTCGGGGCGCTGATGCAGGCGAAAAGTAGTAGTCATCGCGGCCACAGCCTCAGACATACGCAGATCGCCTTGCTTATACATGCTATCCGGCAGTGACATTTATTCCTCTAGATCAAAAAGAAGGCAAGGTGGTTAGCCTTGCCTTCAAGGGGCCACTCACTACAGGGTTACTTCTTGGCCACGATCCAGTGCGGCCCCTTCTTGACCATGGACACGCCGTTGGCCTTGTCCTTGGCCAGACGCTGGAGCTGCGCCCGGATCACGCGCCGGTGGACGCCCAGATCGGCCGCGAACTTGCTGGCGGCGGTGGGCTCCTTCAGCTTCTCGACGGCCTTGAGCACGACCTTGTCTTCGGGCTGCTGCGTGCTGGGAGCCGGACCGGTCACCTTCTTCGGCTTCGGGGCGGCGTCGGCCTTCTTGGCCGGCTTGGCGTCCTTGCCAGCCTTCTTCGCGGGCTTGGCGTCCTTGGCGGCGGGCTTCGTGACGGTCGCCTTGCTCGGCTTCTTGTCGGTGCCGACCTTCTTGGCGGGCTTCGTCTTCTTGGCCGGGGCGGTCGGTTCGGTGCTCAGTGCGTCGGTGGCGTTTTCGTTCATGAGTTCCTCGTTTGCTGGTTGAGACTACGTGTGTGATACAACGTGGGTTGAATTACTGCACGGTCCCCTAGCTGAGCGGGTCCTCGTCGTCGCCGACCGCCTCGAATTCCTCTTCGGCCTTCTTGCGACCATCCAGGCGGGTTCCGTCTTTCAGCTTCTGGATGTTGTTGAGCAGGAACGTGACGCCCCGGCTACCCTTCTTGTCGAACGCGAACGCCGTGACCGAGGCCCGGCACTTGCATCCAGGGTAGAACTCCATGGCGTCGGTGATCGGGTTCAGGTCCGCGTCCACAATGCCCGGCTTGTTCTTGCTCTTAGCCGTGATCATGAAGCCACCCTTGTACCCCGGAACCGGCGTTTCCATCTCGTCGGCACTGCGGAAGGGGTCCTTGAGACCGTTCTTCTTGGTGCCGAACATCGCGATGCGCGCGTCGTCGGCTGCCTTGCGGAGCGCGGTCAGGTCGGCACTCTTCTTGAACAGCAGGGAGATTGCGTACTGCGCTTGACCCCCCTCGTTGATCGGCTCCCGGGGCTCCCACACGTACACGAACATCGCGGTCGCTTCGGGGGTGATCACGGACTTGCGCTTGGGCTTGCTTGCGTCTGCCATCTTTAACCTTTCGACTTGTTGACCTAGTGACAATAGAGTCGGCGTTACCCGACAACCCACATCGTACCCGAGTGTAGCCTCAGGCACAAGGACTGTAAACGACTGAGTTTACGCCCCATTGCTACCCGCTAGCCACGGTGCTCATCGTGGTACCGGGGCATTGAGTTACTTTGCCTACTTTGAGCTAGACGCTCACGCATCCCCTTCCTGCGTTCCTCCGCGTACCGTTCGATGTCCTTACGGCGTCGGTACAACTGATACCACATATGTCCGACCCACGCGAAGAATACCCCGCAGACTACGAAGAGGACGGTGAGCATCGTAGCTTCGTTCATCCTACCTCCTGCCAAGTCAGCTAAGAACCGCGTCTTTCGGCGGGCCAAGCCAGTCAGTAGAGCTGACCGCGAGCGCCGCCGTACGGAAGATCAAAGGACCGGAGGCGTTGACCGTGCCCCCGTGGTACTTCTGTTCGTACAGAGTGGTGAACGGCCCCGGACGCGCGGCGTTGAACGTCTTGAGGTCGTGGCGGGAGTACACGATACTGCCGTTGACCTTGAACTCCAGTTTCCCGTTGGCCAACCAAACGCCGTTCACTTGCGTGTTACTGATGCAGTGCCCTTCGAACACGTACCACCTTCCCGGCACGATCTCAGGGGCATCAGGCATGGGGTCTACGCGTTGCGACCCTTCGGCATCGTAGGCGTACACTTGGAGCGGCCAGCCGGTAGCCGTCTTCCTGCCTAGCTCCAGGATCTGCGAGATATTCTGGGCGTAGTTGCCGAACCCGAGCAGCTTGATACCAAGTTCGGTCTGGTTGGCCAGCGTCTCCGGCGCGAACCACAGTGCCACCCGGAAGAAGTACTCCGGTCGTGGGGTCATCCATTTGAACTGCCAGAAAACCACGCGACAAGTCCCGCAGATGCCGGATTGCTTGGGCTGCGCTTCCTTGCTGCCATCGGTGCCGTTCTGGAGGTATCGGAGGTTGGCCTTGGGGTCGTACCCGAAAGTAGGCCGATAGCTGAAGTTGCTGAACTTGCCCGCCCAATCCGCGAGTTCTCCAGGCGGCGGGTTAGTAGGCATGGGGCCAGACATATCACCATAGTGAATGACCCGGCCCGTGCCGTCCCACCCCAGATTGCCATCCAGGAAGCGGGCGTCCATGACCGACGTATAGGCCACGAAGTCAATGGAGAACACGTTGGCGGGATTGCTAGGCCAAGGTGCGGGCGGCGGGGGCGGAGGAACCACAGGCGTATCCAGCGTCTTCAGATCAGTGAGGACGCCTTCGAGCGTGCTGATGATGCCTTTTAGATCTTGGGACATTACCACTCCTTCAATAACTACGGTTGCTCCCCTGTAAAATCTAGTCGTCGAATTCCTCGGCTGCGTTGAATAGCGGGCGCGGATCGTCCTCAGACGCCACGCGCGGCTCGATCGGGTTGTGCGTGATGCGGTGGCTGAGCTTCTCGAGCAGCTTGGGCTTGCCGTCGCGCTTGCGTCCGAGACGCGCGCTTACGCGGGCCGGGGTCAGGGGCTTGCGGGGGCAAAGCTCCTCGAAGAGATCCGGGTACTTGACCAACGCTTTGACGATCGCGCTCTCGTCGTCCCAGCGGCGGTGCGGCTTGCTGCCTACGAGCTTGAATCCTGGGATCTTGGTACGGGCGGTCAGTTGCCGAATGGCTTCCGCTTCCACGTTGTCGAGCCACTGGATGAGCATGCGCTTGGCTTCCAGTACATGCCCGAGTTCTTCGGGGTCCATGTTGCGGGAGTCGCGCAGGCTCATATTGCCCCCTTGTTGTACGTCTGCAAAATCGAGTCCAGCACGGTTGAGCGCATACTCTCCGAAGACCTTGCACATGCCTCCAGCGCGGCAGAAAGTGCAATGCTCTCCAGCAACACGGGCAGGGTTCTTTCCGTGAGCCGCCTTTGCAGCCGCGCTAGCCTTGCGAGCAAAAAGCATGAGATCATCGTAGGAGTATACCACTTCTCGCACAGGCCCGCCACTGCCTCGATGATTCGGCTGGATAATAACCATCCGAATGGTGGTCTCGGGAGTAACTTCTGTAAGGTACTTGGAGATAGCTCCAAGCCCATAGATATGCAATTGCTCGTTATCGTTATGATCGACGAACTGTACCCCGTTCTTATAGTCGAGAACAGCAATCTCTCTTGGTAGGTCAACAATAACAATATCGCTCGTTCCGCCCGTAGCGAAGCCCACCAGAGATGAAGCATCCAAAGCCACTTCCACTTCATAGTCGGCCCCCTTATGCGTGGCGATGTAGCTGCGCACGTAGTCAACGGCATGGGATACGCCCGCCATCATGTCGTCATCGACCAAGATGTGGTCCACGCGCCGCTTGCTCTTGCCCTCCCCCAAGAACTTCAGCACGGGCTTGTCTGCGAACTGGCTGATCTCGTCAGTCGGAATGTCCAGGCGCAGCATCGTCTCCAACAGTGCGTGCGCTATGGTGCCCTTGTCGGCCGCGCTACTGGAAGACTCGACCATGCCTGCGACAGCGCGCGGCTGGCCATGGCAGGTCATCCAGCGGTGAGCGTTGCTGGCGCGGAGTTCAATCGTTTGTTGTTTCATTTACCGTCTCGCCCGAAGAGGACCACCATAGCGAAGTGCATGGTCTGATAGTACGCATCCATGTGCCCCCGCATGCGCAGCCATGACGCGAGACGAATGAGAATACGGTAGGCGCGCACGCGGAAGAACATCATGCCATTCCTTTTGGGGTCGCTACTTCGAATAGGTGGTCAGGCCACAGTGCTTGCATTCACGCCACACCGAGGGCCAGCCTCCGTGGGACTTGAACTCGTGCTTCTGGTCTTTCGACTTTGGGCACTTGGTCTTTTCCAACTTCACCCGTTGGTCCGCGTAGTACCCGGCATCCGCAGTGCTGCTCATACAAGCCCTTTCTTGGTTGCGACCCATTCCCGCATGGTCACGACGGCCAAGCCGGTACGTGGGTCTCGGACAATCTTACTTACCTGCGAGAGAGGCACCCAGTCGCGCACGCCGGTATCGGTGCTTATGACCAGCATGGCCATCTCGGTCTCACGCTCAATCTTGCACTCCACTTCTACGTTCTCACCACTCATGACTTCTCCCCCGCAGCGAGGGCGGCGCGTGCCTGTTCTCGGGCTGCTTCCAGCACGGGGTCCCAATCGTCACGCCATTCTTCGTCCACGAGTCGCTGCAGCGCCGCCCGCAGCGCGTCCCGCTCGCGCTCGGCACGCTCGGCGCGTTGCTTCTCCGCGTCCCATGCGTGGAATACGCTGTCGTGCGCGCGCATCCATCGGTCCCGCTCGGCCCGCAGCGCGGCGAGGTCGCGTATAACCGTCGCCGCAACGTCGCCTAAGTCGTGCCACGAAAATGCGCCGCCTTCGGGGTGCGGCCCTTTCAGCGCAAGACAAACGGACTCCAGACGATTCCGCAGTACGCCGCACGTTCTATCCCAATCCTCGCACTCGGTTTCCAGTTTGTGCCGCTCGGCCCGCAGCGCGGCGAGGGCGTCCTGCGCTATGTGCCACGGCGTCCAATACCCGTCCTCGCGCTGTAGCCACGCGCCCTTGCGGCCAACTTCGTCGGTGTATGCGTTGCCCCATCGTTGCAGCGGCGCATCCGCAGGCGCGGCGGGCGGGGCGCTCGCGGGCGGGTGGGCGCATTGTTCAAGGAACGTCAGCGCGTGAGGCAATGCTTCGATGCTCGGGTCTTTCGGGCCAGTCACGCGGCCGTCTGGGTACTCTCCCTCGTACCACTCCGCCCACAAGTTCTTGCGGGGTGCGCCTGGATCGTCGCCCAGGTTCGGCCACCAGTTCGCTCGGATTGACTGCGAGATGCCTGCGTCCTGCGCCTCCACGAAACGCGCCATGTACTCGCGGCACGCCAGCAACCCGGCGCGGAACATCACCTGCCGAACGGGATGGAAGAACTGCTCGTCGTCAGGCGCGGCGGGCGGGGTGGCGCGCATCGTCACACGCACCGGACCTTTGCACGATGTCTTGAACCCGTCGCGTGGCTCGACCATCCCGCAGTCGCGGCACACGTTGTAGTCCGCGCGCAGACCAACGGTGCGAACGGGGACCGGATGATGCGGACAGTCAGGCGCGGCGGGCGGGGTCCGCTCAGCGGCAGCAATCAGGATTTGAAGGTCTACCGGAATGCGGTCCATGTACTTTTCGCGAATACGCGATATGACCTCCTGAACGCGTAGGTCCGATCTTAGGTCAACGTGTATGTCTGTGGCCACGTTCTCGACCTCCGGGTCTGTGGGTTTAGCTGAGGTCATCGAGTGTGGGCTCGCTCAGGTCTACGATCAGCTCTTCGATCAGGCCCTCGGGTTTCCAGTAGTTCGGCCCCTTGAGGAACTTCTGGCCGGTCTCGTCCAGGATGGGCTTGCCGTCCTCGCTGAGCTTGCTGAAGTTGCTGGCCATGATGATCTGCAGCACGGCCAGCGGCGGCAGACCGTACTTGATCATCTCGCTCGTGCAGTACACGATCGTGTCTCCGAGCCAGTCTGCGATGCTCGTGAGCAGCACTTCGCTCGGCACGCCGTCGTCGCGGCGGATGGCGTTGATGATCTCGTCGACTTCGTTGACCTCGTCGAGCAGGATCTTCTTGAAGTTCTGCAGACGCGTGGCCGCATCCACGGGCAGGTACGGCTTGTCGTTCACTGGCTGGCCGTACATCTGGTTCATGGCCATGATCTGGGCAACGAACTCGTATCCGGCGTAGCCCCCGGCGGGGCGTTCAGGCTTGGTTTGCATTCTTGTCTTCCCTCTCTTGGTTACAACGGGTGGCGTCCGCGCCTCCGAGACCGTGCCCGTTGGGCAGGTACTCGTCCATCCGACTACGGTGGCGGCGGGCGTGGGGGTCCAGCGGGGACCGCATGCGTATGGCTTGCGGGTATTGCTTGGCGTAGGCACGCCGAACCTTCTCTACCTCTTCCTGCATGAGGCGTCGCTGCTTCTTAGCCCACATATACATGGCGAAGAAAGCCACGGCACCGACGAACGCGATCCAGATCAAGTACACCAACACTTCTACCATCCTAGGCCCCCTCCCAACGGGCGTCAAGAAGCATGAGTTCAATGTTCTCTGTGATTACGGTGTTCGGCCCGTACATCTGGATGCTGGATGAGCGCACACGGGCGTTCGCGAACAAGACCGCTGACTTCAAGTCCGCGCGCAGAGTCACGTGGTCGAGAGCCAAGACACTGCGCAGGCAGGGGTCGTGGATGACCTCCAAGCTCATGGTCGTAGTCTCGAGCCCGTTCATCCAGCGGGGGTATCCGATGCTGCCCACGAGGATGTGGTCGCACTCCGTGTGCATGGTCATGCTCTGCGGCGAGAGCAGGACGTTGTTCAGCCACACGCGCAGCCCAGACCCCATGGGCCGGGCGGGCGTGGCTGGCTCGTAGTCTTGCTCCGGGAGTGCTTCCAGAACGGTGCCTACGGCGGGCAAGGCCGCGATGGCAGGTAGGCTCAGGAGAGCCTGAAGAAACCTACGGCGACTTATCATTTCCTCCCCTTAAGAAAATGTGACCTACTTAGTCCTGCCCCGCGTAAGCGTGCGCTAAACGTCGAAGAGGGGGTCGACGCGCACCGCGAGTGCCCTAGAGAACGCTAGCGCGGGACAGGACTAAGTAGGCCAAATGCACAGGCCACATGGTAGCGTCGTTTACACACTACCGCAAGACCTGAGTTGCTTACCCCAACATAAGCGCGAATGCCGCCTGCGCCATCTTCTGAAGATGCTTGGCCTGCGCCTGCGCGTCGTACAGCGCATCGTGCTGAACCGAAGGAGGCTCGTACCCGATCAACGGGAACACCGGCTCCCAGAGCTTGCGGAACGTGCGGTAGCAGCGTTCGTCGCCGTGGTGCCATGGCGGCGTGATCCAGCTAGCACGCTTGTAGGCCTCCCGTAGAATCGGGAAGTCGTAGCTCGCGCCGTTGCACCAGATAGGCATGGGTTCGCGCCCGTACCAGATGTTGAACTCCTCCAGTGCGACCTGCAGGGGCTTGATGTCGTGCAGCAGTACGTCTCGGGCCTCGGGCGGTTGCCGCAGCCACCATCGCACCGTGCTCCCGCCCACGGTCATGCCGAAGTCGATGCAGTCCTGCACATCGATGTTGACGTAGAACGTGCTGCTGAGCCCGCTTTGAAACGTGGCCTCGGTCTCGTGTGCCCACTTGCCGGGTTCGCCGAGCGGGTTGAACTTCACCGCGCCGATGGACATCATGGCAGCGGTGGGGCGCAGGTCAAGCGCCTCGATGTCAAACATTACGTGGATTTCGCGGGGCTCGAACATGGTTAGACTTTCCACCCCCAACGGATGACTTCGCCGTGCGTGCGGCTCGGCTCCTTGTAGAACTTGAGCGTGAGAAGGCCGACGCCCACCCGGATGCCAGAACCACCGATACGCTTCACGACGGTCTTGGCCGCGCGCTCGGCATCTGCCTTGCGCATGTGGCCTTCCCCTTGGCAGATGATCTCGCCGTTGGCGGCGCGGATGTGCCAGTGGAACCCCGGCTTGCCACCGTGAAACACTACGATGTACGGACCACGATTGCTAGCTGCCATGCTGTTCTCCTTTAGAAGATTCGTATACACCACACGCCGCCGGAGACCGCTCGCATGCCTTGCGCGCCCCCAAGGCACCGCCGATGATGCAAACCACCATCAGCAAAGCGAGGATCAACGGTACGTGTCTCATAACAACTCCTTCACGGGTAGTTGGCGCACTTCTTCCATACAGCCACGAGGTCGTCGATCTCCGCCTGCAAGTTGACGACCGCCAAGATCGGTAGCCCCGGGATATGTCGTTGACGAAATTCGATGCTGCCGTCCGGATTCAAATACGCCAACTCAAAATTGCCACGGTCGTTTATGGTGGCCCGATGCCATCGTATCTCGTCGGGGTCTCTTAAACCGCGCATGAACTTCAGCGGTTGGTCTTGCAACTGGAACAGGATCTCGAAGCCGACGAACCACCCGCCTTCACCCATGCGATCAATGAAGTGGGCGTCGGAGATCGACAGGATCTTGCTAAGGTCGATGTGCCGCTTGAGCGTTTCGGACTTATAGATCATGGCTGCTACTCCCTCAAGTAGAAAGGGGCGCACGACGCGCCCCTTTGCCTAAACGACTGCGAGTTACTTGCGCTTGCGCTTCGGCGGCGGCGCGGGCTCCTCTTCTTCTTCCTCTTCTTCCTCTTCTTCCTCTTCTTCCTCTTCGGGCTCCGGCTCGGGGGCCGACTTGCGCTTGCGCTTCGGCGGCGGAGCGGCCTCCTCTTCCTCTTCCTCCTCTTCGGCGTCTGCCTCGTAGCTGGTCGCCAGCTCGATGCACTCGGCGAAGTTCTCCTCGGCCAGATCGCCGAGCTTGGTCACGCCGAAGCGGGACAGGATGTCGACGACCGCCTTCTTGCCGTGCTCGTCGTTGAGCGCCACGAGCGCCGCCTGCACTTCCTTCATCGCGGGGGCCTTCTTGCCGCCCGCCTTGGGCTTGGCCTTCGCCTTGGGCGGCGGGGCCTCTTCCTCTTCTTCCTCCTCTTCCTCTTCTTGCTCTTCGGCCTCGGCCTCCTCGGCTTGGGCGGCGGCTGCTGCCTTGGCGGCTTCCAGTTCCGCTTCGACGAGCTTTCCGAGCTTGGCATACATGTCGGCAATCTTACCCATTGGGCAATTACTCCTGTTGGTTGGGTTGGGTCTCGAGACGCGCCCTATTTGCCATAGTGCGCTGGCCGCAGTATACGCCCGATTGTGCTTTGAGTGTAGTAGCGTAAATTGCCAAGAGCGTGTAGGCCCCGTACCATGCGCGGCGCAGTTGCCCAAATAACCTAGTGAACTGACAGGAGCTGAATTTGATGCCAGCACCGCGAGACCTGGACGCCCCTACATACGACAATATTCCCAGACCACAAGTGCCCGCGCTGCTGCGTCGCAATCTGCCCGAGGCAGTGCGCAAGCTCAAAGCGTTCGTGGTCTTCAAGTTCAAGCCGCCGAAGAAGCCCGGCGGCAAGCGCATGAAGCTGCCGTTCTACGTCGTGGATGGGACCATGCGTAGCGGCGAGCAAGCCAGCAAGGCCGACCGCACCCGCCTAGTTACCTTCGCCGACGCGGTCAAGCTCTTCGAGCATGACGACAAGTGGGGCGGCATCGGGGTGTGCGCTCTGGAAGGCAACGACTGCTTCTTCGTGGACCTCGACAATTGCTTCGAGACTAACGGGGACCCCAACAAGGTCGCTGCTACCCTGCTCTCGTGGCGCACCTACACGGAATACTCGCCCAGTGGGCGCGGGCTGCGCATGGTGTTCAAGGGCAACCCCGGCACCAACCGCAAGCGTCATGATCTCGGCCTGGAACTGTTCTGCACGAGCGGCTTCGTCACCCTGACCGGTCTGCGCTACGACAAGGCGCACACCGACGTCAAGCATCTCAGCGCCAAGCAACAGCAGCAACTCTCAGACCTGATCGGGGCTCCGCTCAACAAGCATGACCCGCAGGACCTCAACAACATACCGTCCCCCATCGACAAGGCCCGCCGCAAGGACATCAACCGCGCCTTGCACAAGGCGGACCCCGACATGGGCTACGGGCAATGGCTCATGGTCGGTCAGGCCCTGCACAGCGGCGACCCAGACCCTGCCGGGTGGGGCTTCCAGAAGTGGGTCGAGTGGTCCATGGGCGGCGATAAGTTCGGTCAAACGAACGAGCAGGAAATGCTGCGCAAGTGGCATGGATTCAAGCAAGGCAAAGGCATTACCATCAACACGCTCTTTGGAATTGCCAAGGAATATGGCTTTAACCCCAAGGAGTTAGGCGATACTGACAATACCGAAGATAAGGAACAAAAGGAACTGCCGCCGGAGCAAGAGGTCGATGACTCATTGTTCCTGGACGTGGAGTCGGTAAAGGAAGTCGAGACCCGCCCGCTCGCAGAAAACTTGTTCGACAACGACGGCGCGTATATGTTCATTGGCCGCGCCAAGATCGGCAAGTCGCGCATCCTAGGTGCTCTCGTAGCGGGCGCGCTGTCCGGCAGTCATGCTCTCGGCTTCGCGTTCAACCGCAAGTGTCGTGTTCTCGCGCTCACCCTCGAAGAAGATAGCTTCGCGCTGCTCAACCGGGTGCGAAGCTACATGGTGGAGCCGCTGGACTACAAGGGCAAGTTCACACTGCTCGACGAGGAGCGTCTGCTGGTCAACAAGGCCAAGTACGGCGATGACTACGACTGGGCGCAATGGCTGGAAATCCTGGTGCGCAAGGTCAAGCCCGACTTCATGTACGTGGACACGCCGGTCAAGCTGCGCATGATGTGGCAGAACGACCCGGATCATAAGTCCAAGCAGATCACAGAAGTGGACTACCATAACGCCTCCGAACTGGACCGCATAGCCCAGAAATACAAGTGCGTCATAGTCTCGGTCATCCATGGCAGTAAACGCAAGCCGCAGAACCACGGCTTCGACCCCTTCGAGTCCATCGGAACTACCTCTTGGACACTGGCCGGTTGCACGGGCGCCATCGTCTTGATGGACAAGCCGGGGCACAACCCAATGGAGGAGGAAGACGACGGCCAAAAGGTCTTCAGCGTGCGCGGGCGGTACAGCAAAGCGGGCGACCTGCACTTCCTAATGCAGTCCAACCCCAACGGTACGTTCTCGAACATGGGCGATTACCGCTTCGTGATGTCGCAAGTGCGGGCGGAAGAGTTCCTGCGCGTGGTCAAGGAAGGCATGGACCAGCGCATGGAGTTCGTAACAGGGCGCAGCATCGCGCAACAGACCAGCCGCAGCGAGCGGCATGTGCATGCGTGCCTGCGCCAAGTCATCGTGGACGGCAAGGAGTACGAGGGCCAGAAACTGATCGCCGTGCAAGGGAGCGGCTATGCTCTCGTGGCCCCGGACCAAAAGGGCAAGACCAAGCGTCCGGCAACTCGCAAGGAAAGTGGCGTTGCGGACGAACAGCATGTGCTCCGCGACCGGGCGCGCAGGCAGCGTGCCTCGTCGGAGGATCAGGGTGACGACCCGTTGGCCATGTAGTTTACGAGGCTGAAGCCTAAATGGCTGAAGTGGCAATGTTCAAAGAACAGACGGATGACCTATGTACGCGCACGCGCGCTACGCGTGCAGGGGGTATACCTTTTACTTCATTATTTCATTATTGAATAAGGTAAAGTAATAATGCAATAATGAACAGAATAGGGGTGAACAGCGCACGCGCTACGCGTGCGTACGCGTAAGGAACTTTGAGAATGGGCTAAGTGGTGAGAGTTTGTAGAAGCATGGAGCGCATGGTGCGCGTGGCCCGCAATGCGGCTGACAATCACTGGTTGGGGAGTCAATAAGGTGCCGGGGAGACCGTTAAAGCAATGTTCGTACCCTGGATGCTCTGAGCTTTGTGCGGGCAAGGTTGCACGTTGCGAAGCTCATCAGCCCAAGAAGTGGGAGAAGAATGGCCCGCAGGCCAAGCGCATGACTGGTAGACCGTTGCGGCGGGCGCGGGCACGCCTGTTCCGTGAGGATCCTTTGTGCGTGGCCTGCCAAGCGAAGGAGCCGCCGGAAGTCAGGCTGGCTACACAACGGGATCACGTGACCCCTCTGGAGGAAGGCGGCTTGGACGTGCCTGAGAATACGCAGGGGCTGTGTCAGGAGTGCCATGACGAGAAGTCCGCTAGGGAGCGGCAAAGGGGTCTTAAGCGGTACCATCAGACGCAAGGCTAGGGGTTTTCCAGCGTCTGATCCTAGTATCAGACGTAATCTCACAGCCAAGAAGGCTCGTGAATGTCGGCTCACGGTTTGGGGCAAAGGCGTTCCAACACCGATCTCCGTCATCAGACGTAATCTCACAGCCAAGAACCCTCGTGAATGTGGGCTCACACTTGCTGTCATTCTCTCCAGAATTCACCGCAGCATATTC